GTCATCTAGAGGCCGGGGAACAGGCCCATCATACTATAAGGATGCAACTTATATGCTTAAATATATATGGAGAAGCATTAAGTCTATCTGGTGGATAAGGCATTCGTGCCGAATTTGGTATATCTTTACTATACTCATTATCCTAGATCAAACAACACGCGCATGGTGAAAGGGATATCATAGGGTTCTTCTAAAGCCTTGTTTCAGGTTCAAATCCTGATGCGCGTACCAAACAACAGTCGGGTTGCTTACGCTCCCAAAATACCCCAAAAAAGGAAAACAAATGATATGCCCTAAATGCACTTCAAACTTAGAAGGTGGCCTTGTCTTTGACACTTTCATGGAGCAGTATAATGATGAAGCAAAAGCTCTTGAGGTAGCATCAATGTATGGTGCCACTAAAACTACAGGGCATTGGGGGAGGGAAATCGGTATTTACGATATGGAAAAAGATCGAACAGTTAGCTGGCGTTGCCCTGATTGTGGACATGAATGGGATAGATAATGAAAATCCGTCCAATCCTAACCGCTCGTTGCTACGACAGAAAAGAAAGACTTCTTTCTTCTGCTACAAATTCCTACCATAAGACGCATCCTCTTCAATCATACTTTGCAAGTAAAGTAGGACAACCAGCAAAAGTATATCTTCATGCAGAGATCGCAGCAATCATTAAGGCAGGAGATAAACAAATATATAAGATTGTGATTACAAGACATAATCCAAAAACACACAAAGCACTAAATGCTAAACCTTGTCCTATCTGCCAAGAGGCAATCAAAGCTTTTGGTATAGAGGTAGTCTCATTCACAACAGGAGAATAGAAATGGCTAAAATTATTTGTAACTGTAATAGTGGAACTAAAACCACTAAAGAGGTAAAATGAAATGCTCTCAACGTGGCTATTTATTATCTTCTTTAGTCAATGGCAAGCACAAGTAATTGAAATGTCGTCTGAACTATCTTGCCAACAATTAAAGGAATTTACAGACAAAGAGATTGATAAGAATCCAAATCTAAAAGGTAAGATTGCAACTATGTGTTTTAAAAATATGGGTAAAAGGACAAAGGAATCATGATGGATCTCGTAATCAAGAAATTGAATCATAACACCATTGACGCGTTCATCGGGACTGGGTGGGAGAACTGGTCTCGCTGGAAGATTAAATTCGGAAAAGAAAAGAATGAACTATTCCAAGTCAAAGGAATCAGATTCCCACAATCAAAGATCTCTGAATTGGTTTCTAAATACAACACTAAATAATAGCATGCGTATTCTATACGTATTCTTTATTTCATTTCTTCTTATTCTACTTAGTAAGGTATAACAGATATGCCAAATCCAAATAAAATTCCAGTCGATATTAATCCTGATGATATGCGGCGGATAGATCCTGTACTTCCACGCCCTGTTCCCGACGATGTTGGAAACTTCATGCTAATAGATGAAGTGGCAGAACAATTTGTACAAGAAAAAGCTGCTCTACCTAAATACGAAATCTTCTGGGGTGGGGCAGACGTAGATCCATCCTTCTACAACAGAGACCGTAGTCAAATGTGTGGTCGATCTGACATTGATAAAGACACACGAGATCGTACTCTAATGAAAGAACGGATTAAGCAGGGCATTCCAATCATTGGTATCTGTCGTGGAGCACAGCTCCTTAATGTAGTCAATGGGGGTATTCTAGTCCAGCATATTGATGGACATGCTATTGGCAGAGAACATCTGTGTACTGAAGTAAAAACAGGTAAAATAATGTCTGTATCCAGTACTCACCATCAAATGATGATTGCTCATCAAGACGGACAGATTCTCTTTAAAGATTACGGCGGAGCAGATGGAGTACATTGGGATAATGTAAATGAAAAGTTCTTTTACAATTACGTAATAGAAGTAGTCTACTATCCTAAGACCAAATCACTCTGTATTCAACCACACCCTGAATGGATGAAACAATTCTCTCCTTTTGTAAACTGGATTAACGAGTTCATTAAACAAGAATGGGATCTTGATCCTATCAATTTCGCAGCAGAAGAAGCTGCCTTTCTTCGGAGATAACCATGGCTTACACTTTGGGAAGCGATCCAGAGTTCTTCATCACTGACAAACAAGGCCGTCTTAAATCTATCATTGGTCTTCTTGGAGGTACAAAGGAGCAACCACGATGGATTGACGACTTCGGTGAGTTTAAAGTGCAAGAAGATAACGTAGCAGCAGAGTACAATATCCCTGCATCCTACACTCGTGAACAGTTCATCGAGCATATCCTCTGGCCACAGAAAGTAATTGCTAATCTTATTGGCACAGACAAGTACACACTATCCAACCTAGCTAGCGCATCCTTTCCACAGGAAGAACTGCTTGATCCAAAAGCGCAAGAATTCGGATGCGATCCTGACTACAATGCATGGACAGGACAGATCAACAACAAACCAGAGTGCGCTGACCTAACCTTCCGCACAGCAGGCGGCCATGTACACATTGGACTAGAAGATAAAGACCCTTGGAATATTCTACGCACCATTCGTAACATGGATAAATTTGTAGGTGTATGGTCTGTACTAGTGGATGAAGATAACAAACGGCGTAAACTATATGGAAAGGCAGGTGCCTTTCGGCCACAGCCTCATGGCTGTGAGTATCGCACTCTATCTAACTTCTGGATCTTTGATCGTGATCTGATTGGTGAGGTGTGGGACAGGACACAAGCGGCGGTCGGTCATAACAATGACCTCATCGACGACAACAGCGGCGAAGCCACCATGATCCAACACATCATCAACACAGGCGACAAAGTAACAGCACGATCCTACCTAAAAACACAAGGACTTCTATAATGTTGCAACAAATAGCTGATCTTGTAGAATTTGATTTGAATAGATTCTCTGAAGGACAAGTACTTGAAGACTTTAACCATAAGTTCCCTAATTCAATTCTTAAAATTGACGGGACTTATCTCAAAGTATCTCATCTAGAAAAACAAGCCAAAGGGCTTATTCTCTATGCTTTTGATAAAGAAGGTAATGAGATTCCTATTAAAGCTCTGACAACTATTGAGAAAGTTCTACCAAAGACAGGGCTGTATGCTTCAGACTATGGCTTACTCTATCTTAATCGAAAACCTAAACGCCAATGGATTAAAAGCCTAAGCATTGGGAATAATTATGAAACGCATATTTTAGTAAATGCAAAGAAAGAAAATAGTCCTAATATACGGAACACAGTATTAGTAAACAATGCAAAGTATGCCAAAGAAACTATTATCTACAAAGATATTGTTTATCTACATTGGTTAAACGTTGGTAAAGTATTTGGTGATATTATCCACGTAACTAATAAGAAATTCATTGAGGAAATCAAAGAGCTATGGAACCCACAGTATCAGATTATTTTGGATGTAAACCACCCGCTGCCAAAGGTAGAAAAACTAATCTTGGATTGGTAGTTGGCATTGAAGTAGAACTAGAAAAAGTACTCCTTATAAGGCATCCTAATGGATGGAAACAAGAAGCAGATGGTTCCCTAAAAGATAATGGTATTGAATATACTTTACCAGTATGGAATAATCATGCTGAAGAGTGGCTTAATGAACTATTTAGTTGTTTTGATAGAGCAGAAGGCAGTCCACGATGTAGTGTACATATCCATGCTAACATTACTGACTTTACCCTTGAACAAGTAAAAGCATTAATTCTTCTTTATACTATCTTTGAACGGCCTCTCTATCGCTTTAGTGGAAAGCGTTGGAACAATATTTATTGTGTTCCAGTACAAACATGGGCTGTAGGAATTGACTTAGATATCTATTCTTTTAATGACATCAGGCAAATATTCCCTAAATACAGCGGTATTAATATATTCCCTGATCTAAATAAACGAGAAGGCGTTCTAGGTACGATTGAGTTTCGTCAAATGACAGGCACCAAGAATGTAATGTACATCAAGACTTGGATTGACATCATTGCTAGTCTAGTTAAATATGCACAAACACAAGATTACACAGGATTAAAAGAACGAATCTCAAACATGAGAATGACATCACAGTACTGGGAGTTATTCAAAGAAGTCTTTAAAGACAAAGCACCCGCTCTTAACTATAGTGACTTTGATAAGGATGTTGAACAAGGTATCACCTTCGCTAAACTAATTACTGGGAATTAATATGACAGACGAAAATAAACTAATAGCCCTTGAGAAAATTAAAGAGACAGTACTTTCTTGGCAAACCTTAATCTATAAACAAAATATTGAATTATCACGATGCTGGCCTGAATCAGCATTGGAAGCTTTACGTATTCTTTTTCCAAAGGGAATTAACTAATATGTGTGGACTTATCAGCATTATTCGTAAAAACAGTAAGCAATCTCTATATAAAAACCACACAGATGTGTTTAAACAAATGCTTTACGCTGACGCTCTTCGTGGTTGGGATAGCACAGGTATTGCATCAATCCGTATGAACGGACAAGTACATATTACCAAAGATGCATGTCCTCCTGCTTCTCTATTCCATAGACATCCAGATCATGGATGGATTCATGGGAATCAAGCATTGATTGGACATAATCGCTTTGCAACTAAAGGCAAAACAAATAAAGAGAATGCTCATCCATTCCAAGAAGAACACATTACCCTAGTACACAATGGCACATTACACTTTCATCATCATCTAAAGAATGTAGAAGTAGATAGCCATGCTATTACTCACAGCATTGCAGAACGGGGTGCTAAAGAAACATTAGAAATGTTAAACGGAGCCTTTGCTCTTATCTGGTATGATTCACAAACTAATCTAATTCACGCTGCACGTAATAACGAACGGCCTCTACATCTACTAGAGACAGAAGATCTATTTATTCTTTCTAGTGAGCGTATGCTCGCGGAATGGATCTGTGCTCGTAATGATCAGAAGATTAAGAAATCACAACTACTTACTAGCGGTCTTATCTATACATTTAAAACTAATCGTAAAGATGTGAGATATGCAGATACAGAACGATTCCAGATATTCACATACAAAGCACCACAAGCTACGCCTCCTCTACAACTTCCAAAGAAAGAAACTGTAGATGTAAAAACAGGAGAAGTACTTCCTTTCCCGAATCACAAGGTAATACCTAAGATCCAGCCTTATGCAGACAAAGAAGACTTTGAAGGACTAGAAGTAGGACAATGTATTGATGTTCTTGTATTCAAGCAACAAGATCTAAACTATTCTTGCTTTGGTCTAGGCAAACATCGTTGGTTTGCGGATAGCATTGACTATCCAAATCTAATGATAGAAATATACACAGACAGCAATGAAAACTTTGAAGGGTGCTCTGTTAATATCAAGATTAATCGGTTATACTATAGCCCCGGAATGAAAAAGAACTTCCTTATCGGAGAGAACCCAATCATTCCTCAAAAAAAAACCGCAGACGAGAACGGCCCTATGCGAACCAGCAATGGAATCGAACTTACTGACCAAGTTATTGAACTATGTAAAGACAAGTGTTGCGAAGGTTGTACAATTGAATTTAGTGTAGAAGCAGGCATGACACTACAACCTACCGTTGTCAATGGGCATACATATAACTATCGTTACACTTGTCCAGATTGCACAGACTACTACAACATCATGGGGAAAACTAAATGAGAAAGAAACGCCAATCTAGACTGATTATCTGGGCTGCTAAAGGCATGTTTAAATCAGCCAGAAAGCTAGCCACGGCCTTGAAACCAGAAACAGAACGTAAGGTACTAATCGTTAGATCAAACAGCCTCAGATTCAAGCCACGAACTACAGATGTAATTGTTAACTGGGGTAATAGCAATCTCGCAGATTGGGATGAATTTTTATATAGTGTTCCACTTAATGATTGTCAGTATGTACAAACTGCTGTAAACAAACTTAAAACATTCCAAGCACTGTTTGGTAAATGCAGCATCCCACAGTGGACTACTGATCCAGCAGTATGCTACGAATGGCTTACTGAAAAGTACGAAGTACAAGCTCTTGCTCGTAAAACATTAACTGGGTTCGGTGGAGATGGTATCGAAGAAATTATGGGAGGTACAGAGTATGGCCCAGAAGGCAATGCTTTCCCACGAGCCCCTCTCTACGTACAATACAAGAAAAAGAAAAAAGAATTCCGTGTACATGTATTCAAAGGAGAAGTAATTGACGTTACCCAAAAGAAAAAGAGAAAAGACTTCGACGTAGAAGTCAACACCAAGATCCGTAACTACGCAAACGGATGGGTCTACTGCCGAGAAGACATTGTGGAACCTAACGATCTCAGAGAGCAAGCTATTCGAGCTGTTCAATCCCTTGGTCTGGACTTCGGTGCGGTAGATTGTATTTGGAACGAGAAAGAGAACAAGACCTATATCTTGGAGGCGAATACCGCGCCGGGTCTTGAAGGGTCTACCATCGAAGCATATAAGAATGCAATCTTGAAAGAAATAAAATAAACATAAATATTGTTTGACAATAACAAATAGTATGCTATAATGATTCTTTAACAGGAGTCATTATGGAAACAAAACACTGTAACAAATGTAACACAATATTACCTATATCACACTTCTTTAAACGAAGTGATAGAAAGGACTTACGTTCTATTTGTAAGAAATGCCACGGCCAAGTCCCAGATAAAGTCTGCCCAATATGCAATACTATCCATACCGGATATAGTAATGGAAGAAAAAGCAATGTCTGTAGTACTTGTTATCCCAAATATAGACAAGCATACAATCTTCTACATGCAGCAGAATATAGAGCAAAGAAAAAGAATCTAGAGTTTAGCCTAACAATTGGATGGGTACTAGAAAGATTTACTTTCTGTCCAAAGACAGGCATACCTTTTACATATCTAGATAACGGAAACAACTATAGCAATAGAAAAGTATCTACTCCTTCTATAGATAAGATAGATCCATCTAAAGGATATACACAAGATAATTGTCAAATCGTTTGTTGGTGGTACAATGTAAGCAAGCAACAATTTACTGAACAGGAAGTATACAGTCTATGCAAAGCCGTAGTCACTTCTTACGACACGAACAATGTCCTGCCTGTGCAGCAAATGGCAGAGACAGAAAGAAAAATAACTTAGGAGTATACTCAGATGGAGGAACTTACTGTTATAGTTGTGGTTTTAGTAGTGCTGGAAGTACTACTAATAAGCTACGCAATATGGCACATCGAGCAACAAAGGAAATACCTGCTCTCCCTGAAGACATCACTAACAAACTTGGACGAGAAGCCTACGAATGGCTGCTGCAATACTTCGAGCCAAAAGACTTCCCCAAGTGTCTGTATAGTTCATCAGAACGGAAACTCTATTTCATGCTCGAAGGCGGAGCCTTCCAATACCGATACTTCGGGGACAACAAGGACCACCCTAAATGGGTAGGATATGGAATTAATGATTCGCTTATTCATATTGTTGGTAATGTATCTTCTACTAGCATTGTACTTGTAGAGGACTTAATCAGTGCGGTGAAGGTCGGTCATCATACACCAACCCTCTGCCTATTCGGAAGTAATATCAGTCTCAAAAGACTAGCTACACTTAAACTACTAGGCTATAATGAAGTAATTATCTGGCTAGATTGGGATAAAAAGGAATATGCAATAAAGGCAGCACAACTCGCACAAAGCATTGGCCTTACGGCCCGTGTTATCCATACTAAACTAGATCCAAAAGAGTATACATATCTTGAAATAGAAAGGATTTTATATGCACATCCTTGAAGAATGGAGATTACGTGATATTGAACAAAAAGCTGAGAGAGCTACAAGTAGACTTTGGGAATTGGACACGCTTAAAAACGATGTGGCTAATCTGGAACATACCTTGCGGGAAACTCGCTCCGTACTTGATGAACTACGCAATGAAATCCAAAGGCAAGAAATTAAATTAAATGAATTCTATCTGCGAGTGTCTTTCAAAAATGAAGCTATATGAACTACATCGAGGTGAATGCTTTACACTAGCTGAAGAACCACAGGTTCCTCCTGCCCATATTCCAGTAGGAAGGAATATGAACATCATGTATATGCTTAGCAATATTGATGGAATGTATAGTTATTGTACAGATAACGAAAAGAATGTGTATCACTTTGCAGCATGGACTGAGGTAAATCCCGTGGAATGAACTATCTTTATCTTATTCGACAACTATTTATCTATAACAAGTATTTAAAATACCGACACCACATTAAGATTGAGAAAGACCAGAAAGAGATCTATTATCTCTTCAAAGCTTTGGATCAACTCATGGAGAAGTTCCAAAAGGATATCTCCTTTGAAGACTATGCTCTATGGGTACAGGTTAATCTTGGTAATGACTACGCACAGTATATCCAACTGTTAAAGGAAACCAATACTGATGAAACGATTCTGGAAGCCTCGCTCAATGAGATCAAAACCAGATCTGTACTCTACGAACTCGCAAGTGCTGCGCTTGCCGGATCTGAGGGTAAGAAAACGGTGGAAGATATACTACAACTTGTGGAGCAACTTACACAAGAAAAAGAACAGGCCAATAACGATCCGTTCGTTTCTACTTCTCTGAGTGAATTATATGACGACGCATACAAACATCAGGGTCTCCGCTGGAGACTTAGCAGTCTTAATCAGAGCCTTGGGAGCCTACGAGGAGGTGATTTTGGGTTTATCTTCGCAAGACCCGAAACCGGCAAAACTACTTTCTTGGCGGACCAAAGCACGTATTTTACGGAACAACTTGATGATACAGATGGTCCGGGACTTTGGTTCAACAACGAAGAACAACACAAGAAAGTAATGCTTCGCTGTATCCAAGCAGCACTTGGTGTTACCATGCAAGAGATTGCAAAAGATATCCGTGGTTACGAAGAACAATATAAACGTATAACTAAAGATAAACTTAAACTTCCTAACTTTGATACCACTCACAAACGAGAAATGGAAGCATTATGTAAGGATGTAAAACCATCCTTCATTATCATTGACCAAGTATCCAAGGTACGCGGATTCAACAACGACAGAGAAGATCTACGACTAGGTGCAGCATTTGAATGGGCACGGGATCTAGCAAAAGAATTTGATTGCCCTGTAATTGGTGTCAATCAAGCAGATGGTAGTGGTGAAGGTAAGAAGTATCTTGATATGAGTAACGTAGCAAACAGTAAGACAGCAGTTCAAGCAGAAGCAGACTTTATTCTAGGTATTGGGAAATCAAATGACCAAGGATTTGAATTGATTAGACACTTTAATATCAGTAAAAATAAACTCGCCGGAGACGAATCATCTGACCCTAGTAAACGACACGCCAAATGGGATGCTCTTATCCAACCAGATATTGCTAGATTTCGTGATTTGTAGTTGACATTTCAGGTTGAATACTATATAATGATTTCTTTTAAGGAGGTCATTATGACAAAAAAGGAACGACAGGCAATCGCGGCAAAGAAATGGTATGAGAAAAACAAAGAAAAGATTTCTGCCCAAAGAAAAGGGAATAGATCTGAAGAATATAAATCATATTATGAACGAAACAAAGAGTATTTTAATTTAAAGGCAAAAGAATGGCAAAAGAATAATCCAGAAAAGTGGAAAGAAATCCAAAGAAAATGTAAACAAGGAAATCCACAAAGATCTTTGTATAATAAAGCCAAAGGAAGATGTAAACAATCTGGATTAGAATTTACTATTACTAAAGAAGATATAATTATACCAGAGTATTGTCCATTACTAAAAGTAAAACTAGATTCTTGGGGACACAAAGATTACTGTCCTTCTTTAGATCGTATTGATAATACAAAAGGATATACTAAAGAAAACATTTGGGTAATTTCCTTCTTAGCTAATCGAATGAAAAACAGTGCAACAAAGGAAGAACTTCTGCAATTCGCAGAATCTATTTTAACTTTACATAGGGATCTGTAAATCGCATACATTGATTATTACCAACTAGATAAGAATAATAAAGTAGTAAAAGAGCATACTACTAGAGCTTGCTTCTATGAGATTACTCAAAATAATACAAATCTACATGAAGACTGCCAATATATTCTATTCGACTTTGGAAAGAAACAAACAGTCTCAAATGAAGAAGCACGGCAATACTTTTTATTCCTTAAATCTATTCCAGAATTCAAAGAGCTTATGCCAAAGAACTGTAAAGTTATGGCAGAAACTGGTAACTTTAAGATTGATCTGCATAAGTTTAATGGAACTAAGATCTTCACCATGCTTACTCTTATTCGAGCAGTAGTGGAAGACCCAAAGATTGTACGTGCAGTACTACAGTTTGATCGTAAGTTTAAGTATAGTATCTCTAACTTCTCTATTCTTAAAATGTGTGGTTCTGTCTATCAATCAAACAGTAATCATTGGATTACTATGCAGGTAAACAAACATCATCTAGACAAGATGTTTTATACAAAAGAGTACTGGAATAGTGATCTCCCTTGCATTGATACTGGTCTTGGTAAAAATATCTTTAATACCTTTACCTTTGCTGATGAAGGATTTGCAGTAAAGAATCCAGTAAGAGAGACTGATATTAAAGCAGTACGAGAAGAGAAAAACAAACCAAAGAAAGCAGCAGTTAGACAGAAGATGTACGATACTACTTACTTACAACTAGGATTCTAATATGACTTTAACTGATTGGGGTTGGTTTATTGTAGGCTGTATTCTTGGTTATCTTTTAGTGAAAGGATTTATGTAATGCTTACTTTTGACATCCCGATTAACATCCGTGTTAATGCAGAGACAGAACAACAAGCAGAAGACCTTGTAGAGAACTTTATGCTAGGGCTACACAAAGGCCCAGCCCTAACTGACCCCTTTATTACTTGGGACTTCATTGAGTTTGTAAGTGAGGATGAGCCAGATAGTGAATTCTTTATGGGAAGCTAATTATGATGAAGGACACCTTTAACTATCTCCAAATCCCAGAAGAATTATACCAAGAAGTAGCTCTTACTGGTAGCTCATACATATGTAACCCACCAGTGACAGATACAGACATTGACTATACTCTTTACAGCCATAACTGGGATAAGTTGGATGATTGGTGTGAACAGAATTATTTTAAAACTAATTGGGAAGACTATGCTATAGATGAGTTTAGATCGTACAAACGAGGAGTAATTAATTTGATTGTAACTAATGATGCTACATTCTATAAACGATTCGTAAAGGCAACAGAATTAGCAAAGCAATTAAATCTTCTAGATAAGCAACAACGAATTGATCTCTTTGATTTTGTAATGTATGAATCTAATATCCAAGCGTAAACCAAATGAATTTGATTTCCTTTGACGTAAATAATACTTGACAGGATCTCCTTAATTCTGGCATAATCTTACCTTTAATAGAGGAGAACCTATGCCGTACAAAGATCCAAAAGTATTACAAGAATATAAAAATAGATGGAGAAGAGAGCAACGTCTTAAGAGGGGGCTACAGAAACAAGGGCGTAAGCCTCTTACTGAAGAAGAGAAAGTAATCTCTGCTGAGAAAAAGAAAGTGTATCGTAGAACATGGCAAAAAGAATACAATAAGTACAATCCAGAAAAGAGATTACTATGGGCTGCTAAAAAAAGAGCAAAAGAAAAAGGACTTCTTTTTAATATAGAAGAAACAGATATTATTGTTCCAATAGAATGTCCCTTCTTGCATATACCATTAGTTAATACTAGGCCCAGAGGAGACTCTCGTAGAGACATTGCTTCCTTAGATCGTATTGATCCAACCAAAGGATACATAAAAGGTAATGTACAAGTTATCTCTTGGTTAGCAAACTCGATGAAACAAAACGCAACACCAGAAGAGTTAATTGCTTTTGCAGAAGAGGTACTTAAAAGATATAAACCATGAACTTAATTTCTTTCGATACGGAATGCAGCATTATCAACAATGGCGACGCATACCATCCCGACAATAGATTAGTACAAGTAGGTATATTTGAAGGAGAAAACTACTCTACTTACTATAAAGAAGAGATTAATCCTGAATGGCTTAAAATTGTATTACATACAGGTATACTTGTAGGTGCTAATCTTAAGTTTGATCTTGCTTGGATGGAACGGATTGGGATTGATACACGCAAGGTAAAAGTATACGATGTACAAATTGCTGAGTTCCTAATTACAAACCAGACAAAGGCTTTTCCCTCTCTTAATGAAATGGCTGAGAAATATCTAGGCCAGCATAAGATAGACCAGATAAAAGCACAGTACTGGGATAATGGAGTGGACACTTGGTTTATTCCAGAAGAAGAACTAACTGCCTATCTCCGGGAAGACCTACGTCTTACCCTTGAAGTCTTCAAGCAACAAGAAGTAATTCTAAAAGAGACTGGTAAATGGAATCTGTTTAAGCTACAATGTCTGGATCTTGTAGTACTTAATAACATGGAATGGAATGGATTACCTTATGATAGAGAAAAGAGTTTAGAGAATGCAAAGGAATTAGAAGATGAGATTTCCAGAATGGTTGCAAACTTTAACCAATACACTGATTGTCCTACTTTTAACCCTGCTTCTGGGGATCATCTTTCTTGTCTTCTTTATGGTGGGACTATTAAGCACGAGTATCGTGTACCCATTGGTATTTATAAAACGGGGATCAAAGCAGGCCAACCAAGAAATAAGATCTTTGTGGAAGAATACCCCCAACCAAGACTAGTGGAACCTCTTCGTGGTAGTGAACTTAAGAAAGAAGGATATTGGTCAGTTGATGAGCAGACATTATCCAGCCTTAAACCGAGAACAAAGGAAGTCAAGCAATTGATCTCCGACATACTAAGACTCAGCAAATTAGAAAAGCTTAAGGGAACTTACTACGAAGGACTACCAAAGATTATGGATGCACGAGGATGGGAGAACAACTTGCTTCATGGGAAATTCAATCAGTGCGTGGCGCGTACTGGCCGCCTGTCTTCTAGCCAGCCGAACCTTCAGAACTTTCCGCCAGAAGCGTTGTCATTATGTAGGAGTGAGTATGACTGATATTATAGATCGGCTTACAAATTCAGAAGAATATGCAATAGACGAAGCTATTCCACAAGTAGCCTATGATGCAGTAGAAGAATTAATTAGGCTTCGTAATATTGAGCACATTGTAAAGAAATATCTACAAGAGTGTATAGAAGATTATGAAGATCGTTGGATTACAAGAGAAACCCTACATAATATAACTAAAGAAAAGGAGGATACCTGTGCTCGTTAATGTCGATGCCACAGGTCTTTAGCTAGAGGTTAACTGTGTAGCATACCTAAGTCAAGACCCAGTACTAATGCAAGAGCTTCGAGATGGAGTAGATATCCATAGTGTCAATCAAGAAGCCTTTGGATTACCTTCACGCCTCATTGCCAAAGTTCTCAAGTTCCGGCTAGTCTATGGTGGAACGGAACATAGCTTTGCCAGAGACCCAGACTTCACCCCAGTATCGTCGTCCAAAGCGTATTGGGCAAAGGTAATTGAAAGATACTATTCTAAATATAAAGGAATCGCAGCATGGCATAGCCAAATTATCCAAGAAGTTACGGTAAATTCACAGCTTATCATGCCAACTGGAAGAAGATTTACATTCCAAAGAACTGAACGGGGTGACTGGCCTGTAACAAACATTAAGAACTATCCTGTGCAGTCACTCGGGGCAGACGTAATGAACATTGCTCGTGTGGATTTCGCACGTAGGTTCTGGAACAGCGGTATAGAAGGTAAACTTCGTGTCACAGTACACGATAGTATTGTAGTAGATGTACACAAAAAAGATGTTGACAAGATCTGTGAGATGTATTATGATGTGTTTCGTGATATCCCAAAGAACTTTAAGAATATCTTTGGAGTGGAGTACAATTTAAATCTCGGTTGCGAGATCAAGATAGGCCCAGATATGGGCCATTTGGAGAAAATAAAAGTATGAGTTCGATGTCAATTGAGGTAATTGCAAATCCAGTATCAACTGTTCCTACTGCTAAAGGTAGCTATCAGGTAATTGATCTAGCGTATAAGAATAAATCCTTTCAGGATAAACTGGAAGGTAAGAAGGTTATGTCCTTCACTAATAAGGATGTCTTCGCAGCACTACAGAAGGCACAGTTTGGAGATATCTTTGAGGTCAGTCGTGTTAAGAATGATAAAGGGTTTTGGGATTGGACTGCTGTTAATACTGGGGGTGCTGGTGTCAATGTATCTAATGCTAGCGGTGGATCACCTGTGGTTGCAAGTCCTGTAAAAGGAACTGTAACTCCTAAAAGTAATTATGAAACAGCAGAAGAACGAGCAGCTCGGCAAGTACTCATTGTCCGACAAAGCTCTATTAGTAGCGCGGTTGATCTTGCTGTTGCTAATAAGGTCAAAGACCCGCAGGAAGTTATTAAGATTGCTCAAGCATTCGAGGCGTATGTATTTGGTACAGCCGTTGCAGAAGAAGCCAGTCCCGTAGGTATTGATGCTCCTCCAACAAACTTCTTTGAAGACTTTGAGAACGATCTACCATGAGTAATGGATTGCATTTAAAGTACTTTGTACTTAATCCTAGTTCATCAGATAAGCCTTTTGCAATTGCTTGTCAAAAAGCTCTTGCTACTTTTAGTAAAGAGATCTCAAAGACTAATGAAGAGTTATCTATTGATATAGATCAATGGCTTTTGGCTATTAAGAAAAAAGAAAATGACAAGTAGAAACGATATCACTGGGGATAAGATCCAGACTAAACCAACTACCAAAGAGTATGCGGATAACTGGGATAAGATCTTTGGTAAAGAATTAACTATAGAAAATAAAGCATTACTTGACGCTTGGCTGAATGAGCGTAGACAGATGATGCGGGATGTAGTTTCCATTAAAGGAAGTCCGCCCCTCGGCGCAACCTACAGCGATGGTGAACTGATCCAGCGCCTAGTAAATATTGCATGGAAAGATACAGTAAGTGGAGAAGTTTTTACTATTAAGTATAAGGAAACAAATAATGATTGAGAAATTCAAGAAAGCAAGTAATGATCGCCTGATCGGTTGGATTAAAAAGGCTAGTGAAGTTCTGAAAGAACGTGGTGTAGACATCCGTATCTACCAACTAGATGAACGCCGTATGACGCGTGTTTCCTAATTATGGAAGAGATGATTACTATTACTCAAAAAGAGTATAATCAATTACGTAAAGATAGTGATTGGTTATATTATCTGGAACGTGCAGGCGTTAACAAGTGGAATGGATTCGACTATGCTCTAGAATTACAAGAGCAAGATGAAACCTTTGGTACTAATTAATGCAAGCCTTAATTGACGGGGATATTGTAGTTTACTCTAACGCAACTTCCGCTGAATTAGATCCCGTTGAAGTAGCATACATGCGGATTGACCAAATGATGCATAGTATTCTAGACACCACAGGCTCGGACACGTTCCGGGTCTTTTTGTCAGGTTCCAATAACTTTCGGCATGAGATCTATCCTGAGTACAAGGCTAACCGAAAGGACATGGTTGATCCTCGATGGAGGTCTGCATGTAAAGAGTATCTTGTAAGAGAGTGGGCAGCAGAGGTTACTGATGGCTACGAAGCTGATGACGCGCTAGGTATTAACCAAGATACGGGTGAGCTTGACTTCAGATTAGACGATAGAGTTTGTAATATGAAATACAATACTATTATCTGTACGATTGATAAAGATCTTGATATGATCCCCGGTATGCATTATAGTTGGCCCATTGTACGGAAGGGAAGCATTGTACGAGAAGGAAAGATTTATGAAGTATCAGAGATCGAGGGTTTGCGCTCCTTCTATCGTAGTCTTTTGGTTGGTGATCGCACTGACAATATCTTTGGTGTTGATGGCATAGGGCCAGTGAAAGCAAGTAAGATGATTGATAATCTAGAAACAGAAGAAGAGATGTTTGAACGAGTGGTTGAACTGTATCAAGGTGATATGGATAGGCTACTAGTTAATGGCAAATGTCTATGGATCATGAGAGAGGAGAACAAGCAATGGGCCTTTCCTTCAGAAAGCCAATCATAACCAGAGGTGGAAATAAGATCCGTCTGTATCACATCTATCAACACGAAATCCACGGTGCGTACGAGGCAGACGAAGATCGCTGGATCATTGCTCGTTGGGAAATGAATGGATACTTCTACCCACTAAATGATAAAGGTAAGCAACCAATTACTTCTCTTGATCTTATCAATGATGATTGGGAAATGCCTGAAGATAATCCGAGGTTAGCGTCTTAATGGCGTATAAATCTAAGTATACAGAGGCTTCTAAAAATAGAAGTAAAGAGAAATACGATCTTCTAAAAGACATAGGTAAAGAAAATACTCCTTGGCAACAAGTTCCAGAAAATTGGAATGAGTACGAAGCCTTTGTCTACTGTATTTCTAATAAAGAAACAGATAAACGGTACATAGGATACAAGAACTTTTGGGTAAAATCTAAAGGTAAGATCACTAAAGAAAGTGATTGGAGAACATATCGTAGTTCTTCTTTGGCTTTAGTTAGGGATATTGCTTCTTTAGGAATAGATAGTTTTCTCTTTGAGATTATGTCTGTACATAGAACTACTTGGCAAGCTAGACAGGAAGAAGCCTCACAACAATTTAAAGCTGATGTTCTAACTGCTCTTCTACCTTCTGGAGAACCGGCTTACTATAACGACAATATTATGTCAAAGTTCTTTAGGCCAAAAGACTTTGGAACGCCTGAATACGAAGAAAGGATTAACAATATTTCTGCTGCATTACGTGCAGGATATTCTTCTGGTAGAATTGTTCATGGTATGTTAGGTAAACAACATCCGAATAAAGGAAAGAAGTTACCGCAGACAGGGCACAAAAAGAATACTAATCTAATATGTTATAATAATGGAAAAGTAAATAAACGCTTTCCTAAAGGAACAAAACCACCGAGGGGCTTTGTTAAAGGGATGCTTGTCTTTAATCCTAGAAAAAGAAAAGAAAAGATTATCCCAACTAAAACTTGTCCTTGGTGCAATGAAGAGTTTACTCCTAAAGGAACACAAAAATATTGTTCTACCGAGCACACTAAATTAGCAAAAGCAGAACGTACAAGAGAACGCTATGCAGAACGAACCAAAGATAAAGTTGACGGAAGAAAGAAAAAAGTATGAATTCGATACTTGGATTTTATCGCTGCCTCCCATCAATCTGTATAATGTAGAATTAGTTTATCTTGCTTTTGGATACGATCAAAGGTGGGAATTAAAGAAAGGAAATAATGAAAGACTGGAAATATACTAAATTAGAAAATCCTGACTTTACTTGTAGAAAATGTGGATCTAATAATATTAGGTATAGAATAGTCGAAGATTCTGATTGTCATGAGGATATTAATTATCATTGTGATAACTGCAATAAAGACTGGTGGATAGAAGGAGCAGATTATTAATGAGTAATGTACACATGGTCTTGCCCGACGTGCAGGCCAAACGAGGGCATGACTTCACATATCTAAACAACATCGGACGTTACATGGTGGAAAAACGCCCAGATACAGTAATCTGTATCGGTGACTTCGCTGATATGGAGTCGCTCTCGTCCTACGACAAGGGCAAAAAGAGTTTTGAAGGTAGGAGATACCTAGCAGATATTGAAGCCAGCCACGAGGCTATGGAAGCGTTGTTGACCCCCTTGTGGGATTACAACAAGAGCATGAAGAAACAGAAGATGAAGCAGTACCATCCACGAATGATTATGACTCTAGGAAATCACGAGAATCGTATCAATCGTGCAGTAGAGATGCAGCCTGAACTAGAAGGGGTGTTATCTACAGATCATCTAAAGTATAAAGAGTATGGTTGGGAAGAACATCCCTTTTTGGAGGTAGTGCATGTTGACGGTGTTGCTTATAGTCACTTCTTTACGTCAGGAGTCTTAGGTAGACCTGTCACTAGTGCCAGAGCACTCCTTACTAAGAAGCACCAATCGTGTGTGATGGGCCACGTGCAGACTATGGACATTGCCACTGATTATCGTGTAGACGGTACTCCTATCATTGGTCTCTTTGCTGGCTGCTGTTATGAACATAATGAAGATTATCTAGGGCCACAAGGTAATGCACACTTCCGTGGCTTTCACATGCTCTATGAGGTGAATAATGGATCATTCTTCCACCATGCGATAAGTTTGAAATATATTAATGAGAAATATAAAGGAGAAACAAATGGCTTTAATAAGTGACCCAGTATCGGCTGTATTATCAATAGGATCTCAAATTATTGACAGGCTTTGGCCTGATCCAACACAAGCTGCTCAAGCTAAACTTGAATTATATAAAGCACAACAAGCCGGTGTATTCAAAGAACAAGAGCAGATCTTTGAACTTGCCAAAGGACAGATTGATGTCAATAAAGTAGAAGCATCTAATTCTTCTTTCTTTGTTGCAGGATGGAGGCCAGCCGTAGGCTGGACTTGTGTTGCTGGTCTTGGTTATAGTTTCTTTGGTCTTCCTATTCTTAGTTGGGCTAGTGTAAACTTTGGTTTTACAGTACCTCCAGAATTAGATATGGGTACACTTCTAACACTTCTGCTTGGTATGCTAGGTCTTGGTGGTCTTCGTACTAAAGAGAAGATAGAAGGAGTTGCACGATAATGTCAGATGCTATGTCGGATGAGTGGTACGAAGCGGAGTATCTTCGTAATCAGAAAGAAACTAATAAAGAGGACTCTGTTTGGAACCAAGTTATTTTAGATATTCGTAACAGGGAACAAACAGGCGTACTTCGTTATGGCAAATACTTAACTAAGCATACTACTGAAGACGTTCTCAACCATGCTTATAATGAAGCACTGGATCTAGTAGTATACTTACGTACAGAAATTATTAAACGGAATACTGGATATAATCCTAATCTATAATGGCGATCACACTAACAGAACTACAATCCAAGCTTATGTTAATTGATGAGATCAGTCTTATGGAAATCCTAGAGATTACCAGTGAAGATCTAGCTAATAGATTCATGGATAGGATTGAATCTAAGTACGATCAATTGATTACTGAGTTTGAAGAAGACATTGAAAGTGAAGATAGCGAATGGTGGGAATATCCACTGAATGAAGACTTATTTATAGAGGATGACATTGAACAATAATAAAGAACTACCTAGCATTTATCAGACAATAATACATTACGTCTATACTCATAGACACCCTATTACTAGAGACGTAGTTTATGTAGGTATGGGAAAAGGAGATCGTGCTTGGTCTATGCAAGTTGGTATGTATCCTACTCCCTCAAGAAGAGGTGGTCGTAGTAAGGAACACTTTGAATGGTTTAAATCTCTAGAACAAATCGGATATACCCTGCAAGATATAGTAGAATTAGAATTTACAGGATTGTCTAAAGAAGAAGCATTTGAAAAAGAATTAAGTTTAATTAAAGAAATTGGTTATATAAATCTATTTAATATAGATCCATCACTAGCTTTACGACAATATAATTCAGAAATAGAAGAGATTTTTAAACTACGAAATCAAGGATTATCTTATGAAAAGATCAGTTCTGCTTTAAATATTTCTACTATGTCTGTTTGGAGATATATTAATGTTTACTAATACAAGTAGTCCTATTTATTCTGAAGTAATCCATCGTAGTCGTTATGCACGGTATCTGCCAGAGAAGCAACGACGGGAGACTTATGTCGAAACTATTGATAGGTATATTAATTACATGTATAAAAAAGTAAAAGATAATCCTAACGTCTCTGAAGAAGATAGAAAGTACATTCATGGAGTACTGGGGGCTACTTGTGAACTCTGATTGTATAGAATTCTCTGGCTGTAAAGATACTGGAGGATATGGCCTTAAACGCAAGCAAGGTAAATTATATAAAGCACATAGGCTTGCTTGGATAGAAGCTAATGGTCCTATACCAGAAGGATTATTTGTCTGCCATAAATGTGATAATCCTGCCTGTATTAATCTAGATCATCTTTTTCTGGGTACAAATTCTGATAATATGAAAGATATGTACAATAAAGAAAGGGGTAATAACTATTTTAAAGTTAGTAACCCTAAGCAAAAGATTAATCAAACCATTGCTAATGAAATAAAAGAACTAAGAAAACTAGGTCTTACTCAACAACATATTGCAAACTTGTATGAAATTGATCGTAGTCTAGTTTCTCAAATTGACAGAGGAATTATATGGTAACAATTCGAGAGGCTATGTTAAACCTCGATGTGATGGGATCAATGCGGGCAGTTATGACGGCAGGCGAAGCTTGTGAACGAGATAATATTGCAGCTTACAACTGTAGCTATCTAGCCATTAACAATAAACGTGCGTTTTCTGAAGCACTATATATTCTTATGAATGGTACTGGTGTTGGTTTCTCCTGTGAGCGACAAGAGATTGCACAGCTACCTCAAGTAGCATCTGAATTTAGGAATGTGGATGATACCATTGTCGTACAAGACAGTAAATTAGGATGGGCAAAAGCCTTTAAAAAGCTACTGTCCTCTCTGTATGAAGGAGATATCCCACAGATTGATTATTCCAAGATCCGTCCTGCGGGAGCTAGGCTTAAAACCTTCGGGGGAAGGGCCAGTGGCCCTGAACCTTTGCAAAGATTGTTTGAGTTCTCTGTTAGTACGTTCAAACACGCAATGGGAAGAAAGCTAAATAGTATTGAAGTACATGATCTAATGTGTATGATTGGAGAGATTGTTGTGGTAGGCGGCGTACGTCGCTCTGCCCTTATCTCTCTGAGCAACCTAACTGATCGACGTATGCAGCAGGCTAAGATGGGACAGTGGTGGGAAGAGAACAGTCAACGTAGTCTTGCTAATAACTCTATTGCTTATACTGAAAAGCCGGATGCAGAAACATTTATGCAGGAATGGTTAGCTTTAGTTCAAAGTAAGAGTGGTGAACGTGGTATCTTTAATAGGGTAGCTGCCCAAAAGCAGGCAAGTAAATGGAGTAGACGCAGCGCACTGTTATCGTATGGCACTAACCCGTGTTCAGAGATAATCCTGCGGGACAAGCAGTTTTGCAATTTAACGGAATGCGTCGTTCGTAGTACAGACACCTTTGAAGATTTGAAACGAAAAGTCGAACTTGCGACTATCTTAGGAACTATTCAAAGTACTCTCACAGACTTTCAATTCCTAAGCGAAGAGTGGAAGAAGAACACGGAAGAGGAACGATTATTAGGAGTATCTCTCACTGGTATTATGGATCATCCATTTCTAAATGGAACTTCTTCTTTCATTGATGAAGAGAAGGGAAAGTTCTGTGATGCTTGGACAGACTTGCCAACAATATTAGAACAACTACGAGACCATGCAAGGAGTGTAAATGAAGAGTGGGCTGAAAAACTTGATATTCCTCCTTCTGCTTCTATCACTTGTGTTAAGCCTTCCGGTACAGTCAGTCAGTTGGTGGACAGTGCTAGCGGCATTCATGCTAGACACAATCCTTTTTATATCCGACGTATTCGGATGGATAAAAAAGACCCAATCTATTCCTTCCTCAAAGGTCAAGGAGTTCCAGTTGAGGACGAAGCTTTCCGACCAGATTCCACCGCAGTTTTTAGTTTTCCCCAGAAAGCACCAGAAGGAGCCGTATGCAGGACCGGAAAGACGGCAATCGAACAATTAGAACTCTGGTTAATTTATCAGAGGTATTGGTGTGAGCATAAGCCTTCGGTTACGATTTCAGTTAAGGATGAGGAATGGCCGGAAGTCGGAGCTTGGGTATGGAAACACTTCGATGAAGTTTCGGGGGTATCCTTCCTTCCATTCAGCGATCACACGTATCAACAAGCACCTTATGAAGATATTACGGAAGAACAGTATAATCAACTCGTAGAACAGATGCCTCAGGATATTAGATGGGAAGAGTTTATTGAAAGCGATGACTACACAACAGGGCAACAACAACTTGCATGTACCGCTTCTGGAGGATGTGAAATATAAATGTATGGCTAGACCAAAGAAAATTCACGTCGATCCAGATCAGCCTCAATGGATCTGTTATAAGTGTGGAATTAAATACGGAAGTTTTAAGGCGGGCCAAGCCCGCTGGCATACAGATGTATGTGGATGTTGTGGAGAAACACAAGCTTGTACTGAACCCATTAATTTTGGATACTTGCTATTAGGTTGGAAGTCGCAACGCGACGATGATGATAAAAGGGATTTAGATGGAAAATATGACGATGAAGCTTAGTCTTCTCGAATTATATGATCTCGTAGGAGATGATATGGGGATTAGTTTTCTTTACGAAGAACTACCCGGTGTTGTAGTAACAATTGGATTTACAAAAGAAGAGGCAGAAGATGCCGACATTAACGAAGAGGAAGAAACCAAAGATGGAAAACCAACTAAACATTGAAGAGCATGAAGTACAACTAGAACTACTGCTTGATAAGCAAGACTATCTGGATTATATTGATGCTGACATGGAAGCATTCTATTCTATTAAAGCAGATAATATTGCTGATCTTTAAATAAAGAAGGCGGCCCGTAAAGGCCGCCTTTTCTTTGTCACGTCTAGTGACGCTTTACTTCATTCCTTGATGTTCCAGACTGTAGTGGTTAGCGTCATTGAATCTCCCTCCCCACGTACCTCCAATAGATTCCCAGAACTCGCCTAGTTCACGATGATCTTCAGTAGTCTGTAGGAACTCCCCTCCCTTATTAAACAAGTTAAGATCAATAGCAAGTCGTAGCTTGTGGCATGACTTACTATGCCCATATCCCTGCTTAACTCCAATGGCACCGTGCAGCCTTGGATCTCTATACGCATCTCCAAAGGTTACCTCGTAACCTAGATCGTAGGCTTTGATAATAAGATCTGCTACCATTCGTGCAAACCTACTTTGTTTTTGTCTTAAACTCTCACTCATTAATATATTCCTCTAAATCTGGTGTTCCATAAGTTTCTTGGTACTTTAAATATCTCTGCTGTTGCTGTGTAGACATACCACCAGAAGGACTAACAAACTGTAGCATTCCTTTCGGAACTTTACGTTTAGCTAGTTCTTTCTCTACACGACTTTCAATAATCTTCTCAGGAACCATATAGTCTTTAGCTAATTGAATTACTAATTTCTGTACAGTTTCTTGATCTTGCCTAGTAACTGCATCAGCAACTCTCTGAATTAGATTATTTATCTTAGGTTGATCTCTCATCTCTTGCTCTTTAAGTCTACGCTGTTTAAGGCGTTCAGCAGACAAAGCAATAGTAGAACCCCCAAGATACTTAGCAGCTCTCTCAGTCTTAGTCTGAGGAAGAACGGCATGTCCTTTTGTATCAGGTAACATCTCCCTATCAGTAGCCCCAAATAGAAGATCATCCACTACTCCTTTATACCAACCCGGAGTAATATTCATAGCAGCAGTTCTACGCTCTGCTTCTGAGGCGGGTCGTATTCCTGTAGCATGTCCCAAGATAGTAGATACATCTCCTGCCCGTTGGGCGTACCAATTAAGCACTGGAATGAATTGCATAAAGCTATCTTGTCCTTGTGTAATCCCATCAAAGATTGGTTGCCATCTGTTACCTGCACCAATGTCAAGCCCTTGATTGTCAGTAATAAGCATCGTAGATGCCGATACAAGACCGTGACTAACTACTCTATTAGAGAATGTGTTATCTCCAGACAATGCCCAATCAATAGCAGAAGGCAATAGATCTTCTCCTCCTACCATATTAGACAGCTTATTAATTAGAAGCCGTAGGGCTTCGTATTCAGCAATCAGGGGTGTACCTAGGATACCAGTCATAAGACCAGTCATAGCAACAGTAGCCATGAATGGAAGAGCTGCACGTAATTTAGCCTTCCCTCCCGGAGCACGAAGCATCTCACCTACATCAGAGATCATGTTACCTAGCGCAGCATTAGTAAAGGTATGCAAGGGAGATATTAGATCTCCAAGCATTCCCATCTTCTGATACATAGGAGCTTTATACTGACGACCATACTGAACCATGTTCTCATCAGTAGCCTTGGCTGCTAAGTTAGCCAGCTCTTCTCCCTTGAATCCTAACTCTTTATAGTGCTCGTACATCATAGAGTAGGACATAAGACGAGAGAATGTATCAGCCATAGCGGACTGCTTCTCACCCGTAATCAGTTCAAAGAGAAGACGCCACTTACTACCCTCTTGCATAAAGTCACCTAGCGCATGACTATTGATATCCTTAATAAACTGAGGATCAAATGTATGTCTAGTCTGAGAAGTATGATACAAAGCTTCTAGGAACTCTCTATCAGGACGTAACATCTGCCACATACCTTTGCCAGCAGACACAGTGGCAGACACAGGGCCAGCCCCATCCTTAAGCATAGTACGAATAGCCCACAGTCCTTGAATACTCTGCGCACCCCAGAAGAATGGACGGCTCATAAGAGCGTGGATATAGAAGAGACTGCCCATCTTGCGAAGAGCAATGTCTACAACAGGAGTATCTGTATATCTTTTAGCACCTAGTGCTTCCATCTTATGCAGAGGAGTCTTCTTCCATGCCTGTTCCCACAGAGCGTCAATAGTAGCTTTAGCTCCTTTAAATGCAAGAGGTGAGTCTACTTTATTAAGAGCATAGTCTCTAGTAAGTCTTACAAACTCAAGAGAGTTTGGATGAGATTGCATTAACTCCTCATTATTGATAAGAAGATTAAGCTTCTCTTCAATCTCCATCTTCTGCATAAGACCAGTAAACTCATCTACTGATTTATAGTTAGCATCACGGAATGCTTTACCAGCATCATGTACAGTAGTAAACATCTCACTACCCATAGAGCCAGATACGTTAGTACGGTACTTAGCATGCCCTCCTAGTTGACCACCACGAGTAGTGTACATGTCAACCATACGTTGCATACGAGCATCAAGCATGGCTTGGTAATCTCCACCATACTTAGCAGCTTCTTCAACAACCCACCGTGGAGCAGTGCCGCCTTCAAGGGCGGCCCTGTCTACATCAAGCTTCGCTCTCTGTTCACGATAAGCACGATGGAAATCAGCAAGCTGATCCACACCTTCCTTAGCTCCTACTTCCTCTACACCGTTATGGCGTAGATGGCCTTTAAACTCAGCAGGCTGGCTCTCGAATTGCTTAATGAAAGCCTCTGCTTCTCCTCGTGTGCGGAATGACTGGGAATGGGATAGGTCGGTCATAACAGCCCGTCCAGTCTCATCATATCCAGCAAGTCTCTTCAATCCCTCAATATGGAAATTAACAGTAAACTCACCCTTACGGACAGCAGGATACCATCCCTTCATATTAGGAAGGACTGATTTCTTACCTAGACGCTGTGCAGAATCCACAGCCATCTGGTACATATTGGCATACATCCGCGTAGCAGCAGTATACAGATCCTTCTGCATAGGAGTAAGATCTGCACCAAACATAGCAAGACTCTCTTCATAAGAATACTTACCAATACCTTTCTCAAGGATCTGATGAACAGCATGGAAGTCCTCATTACTAGCTTTGTTAAAGATAACAGCAGGAGAATCCAGAGCCTTGATCTTCTTAAGTGTTACTCCAAAACCCTTTTTAGCTAAGTAGGTATCTTTGTCCGTAACACCAGACAATAGCTCCATGCTACGCTGTGTCTGTACATGAAGAGAATTCAATACAACATCGCTGGCATACTTGATTACTGGATTATTAGCATAGATACCCATACGCTGTTGGATACCAAACCTCCAAGCAACAACCTTGGAAGCAATGCCCCCAACATCCTCTACACCAGCCATCTTCTTAATTACAGTATCGGCATCTTCAATGTGTCTTACTGCATTTTGAATAGGAGTTGCGCCAAGAGGATCATTAGCCTTCTTCTTAGGAAAGAAGTTATTCTGCCATTGATGAGATTCAGCAAGAGATTTCCTAACGTTTTTCATCTCCCAAAGAGTCTTACCTACTTTACGAGCATTCTCGTTCTCTTTAATCAGAGATACAATAAAGTCTTCTACAGATTTGCCAATGCCTACCTTACGCAAGCCAAACTCTTCTAATAGCTTATTAAAAGCTCCTTGAATGGAATCAGTGAATGCACGAATAGGAGAAGTAGCATCATGCTTATAAGTAAGAGCTACCTTTGCTGCATATTGAGCAAAGAACTCAGGAAACTTAGAATGATACTGCGCTCCTTTAACATCATCCCTATAGAGAGATCCCTCTTTACCTACAGTAATTGCACCTTCTTTTTGCAGGTAACTCTCATAGTCTTTTAGTAGTTTATTAAAAGCAGAGTCTTTTACAAACAAATCAGTTTGAACAAGTTTATTAAGAAGATGGTGGCCTACTTCATGCAAAGCCATTACCATGCGCATAGCGCGGAGTTGCTCTCCTTCAGCTAACCCCTTAAACCATTTACGTAGATTAGGTAATGTATTAATATAATCTAGAATAGCTTCTTTACTACCAAGTTTTACATAACCTTTATCTCCTACAGTAGTGTATTCTGCAACAGAATCTTCTCTAGAGAGAACAGATTTATCCAGATTAATATCAAGGTTCTCTTTATTCAGACCGTATAAATCCAATACGGACTGCACAGCAGCTCGTTCAGATGCATCTCCCCCGTATACTTTAGGAGTATTTTCAGTCTGCTCAATACGATTAATCTGCTCACCAAGAGCACGATATCTTACAGCAGCATCACCAATAAGAGACAAAGGATCACCAAGGGCATCCTGTTCTCTAATCAATGCTTCTTTATCAGAAGCAAACTCAAGATCATCCATACGTTCTACAGGAGGGATTGTAATCTCTTCTGCTACCTGAGTACCTAATTCTGGAGAAGTCTGCTCTCCGTCGATCCTAGAGCTTTCTGAAGACCCTCTATAGCCTACTGGCTCAAAGGTATACCCAAGAAGTTCTTCATTAGTCTTGCCAGATGCAAACTCAGAGTTATATTCAATAGTACCTTTATCATGAAAGATAGTTACTGAGCCATCTTCATGTCTCATAATCTTAACACCAAAAGTACCACTATCCTCTGTATCTACCACATGATCTGTAGTAGTTCTTTTTGGTTCTTCAGGACGCACATACTCACCCCCTGGACGTGGTGGTTGTCCAGTTGGTTGTTCTTGTTGAATAGGTTTAGGCTGTGGAGTCTCACCTCTAAGCATTGCCTCAGCATTTTGCCTGCTAGCAAGTAGTTCGTTGAGTGCTTGTTGATGTTGTCCTACTTCTTCTAGACGAGCATCTTGATATTGCTTTGCTTGTTCAGGAGTATCAAACTGATGTTCCTTTAGATCCTGTTGGATCTGTTTAATCTTATATTCAGTACGAGCAATATCCTTCTCATTCTGATCGAGATAAGATTTAATCTGTTCAGTAGAACCACGATGAGCAGTAGGCTCTGGAATATCTGCTGAAGCAGAAGCCTTTACCTTTGGGGCACCTACATGGGTAGCTACACCACCAACTGCACCACCAGCTACGTCAAAAGCAACAGCAAAGGGATCAAAGATATCTTGTTGTAGATCAGGTCTATCCTTGTGAATAATATCTCTCTCAACTGCCCTCTGTCCTGCACCAAGAGCTACGTTAGAGCCAATACCAGTACCCACACGAGAAGTAAGAGTAGTACCAAACCCTCCGGGCATAAGAACACCAAGAGTACCTACATCAGAAGCTAGATCAGCTCCTTGGAGAGCTTCTAAGGGGGTAACTTTCTCTTCCTTTAGACGAGCATATTCAGAACCACCCATCATGGCTCCAGCAGTACTGGCAGCCAAGGCTGTACCAGCCAATGGAACTGAGACGGGAGCAGTAAAAGCTGCTCCAATAACAGGCACAGCTACGCCTGCTACTTGACCAAGACCAGCAGCAATTGGATGTGCTTGAGCAGCTTCCTTACCTTTACGATAGGTCTCTGCATAATCTTCAGGAGAGACAATACCAGCAGTTCTTCCAACACCCTGCACCATTTGACGAGCACCACGGAAGAAGGCTTTGGTTGCTCCTTCATCTTCTTGTGCAAATGGATCTACGATAGAAGAACTCTCAAATGGATCTACTATCTTGTTTTGTGGAGCATCGAATGGATCGACGATAGGCATAGATTATTACTTTCCATATTTCTGTTTATAGTACGTAGTTAGATCAGCTTCAGAAACACCGGGATTCTTTGCCTTAGCAGCAGATAAGAACTCTTGCAGACTAGGAACTTTACCTTGTACTGGAGCACCTTTAGTAGTAGTTGTAGTTACTGTACCTGTTGGAGAAAGAATACTAGGAGTTTCTTTAGTAGTTATTGTACGTGCTTGCACAAATGCATTAGCAAGTTCTGGTTCAGACATTCCCGGATTAGCAGCTTTAATCTGTTCATAAAGAAATTGATCTGAAGTTGGTTTAGAAGCAGTACTAGCTGCTCTTTGTTGTGCTTCTTGTAATCCAAACTGCCCTGTTTGTGTTCCCAGTTCCATACGGCCCTGTTGTTTCTGATCTTCTTGTAGAGCTTCCGTCTGAAACTTCTCACGAGTAGTAGCAATACCGGAGGCATACTTCTGCATCTCGAACTTAAACGCATTGAGTGCTTGCTCTCGTGGCATATTACCATATTGTTTAGCCCATTGAGTAAACTGTGGGTCTTTAGTAATATCAGGGTATTGTTCTGCCATCCGTTGAATGGCTTCTCCAGTAGAGCCAGAGAACTGTAATGCTTGAAGACCAAGTTGATTAAAGCTTTCTACTTCCTTCGCCATTTGATCCATCATCTGAAGTTTAGCTTGGGCAGGCATCTGTTTTAGAGCTTGCTCTGCTTGCTTTGCTTTTAGTTGGGCTTCCTGCATAGATTGCCCTGCTTTAGCTCCGGGAACACCAGCAGCAAGATCTGCTTCTCCTTGTACATTAGCTAGTTCAGCAGTACGTGCTTGTGCATTACTCTTCTGAAGATAAGAAGGAGTCTCACCAGTATATCTTTGAAGTTCTGCCTGCTTTTGTGCAAGACCAGCAAGAGTAGTATCAAGATCAGCACGATCACGGATACCTGCATTGTATCCACCAGCAATACCAGCATTGTCTTTCAGAGTTGATAAGTAGTTGTCAAGTCCAGCCATTTTTAAGCCATCACATTTCTAAAAAGATTACCAAGAGAACGACTTCTAGCACTCGCAATATCTGCTGTAGTACCAAGATACTGTTGTTTAGCTCCGGGAAGATAACTAGCATAACCCTGACGTGCTCTTTCATTCATGCGAGCAAGTAAAGCTGGAAGTGTACCAGTACGCCCAGATTGTGCTAACTGACGAGAAGCAGTACGATAATCATCAGGATTAGTAAACTGACGTTGATACTCTTCAAAAGACATTGGAGCAAGTCCCTGTGACTGTCTTTGTAGTTTATCTGTTTGGTATTTATCATACAGAGCTTGTCCACCAGCCATTAATAATTTACCAGTAGTAGGAGCACCTTGTCCAAAAGTATTTTTAAGCCATTGATCTGATGTATTAGCCATATTTTTAATTGTCCCTCCTAAACCTTGTGGTGGATTATTAGGTGCAAAATCAGCACCTCCTTGTGATTGTAACATCTGTGCAGAGGTTGTTCCATCAGGAGCTTGTACATATCCTTGTCCTATATTATCTAAAGGACTCGTTCCAGTTGCAGTAGTTCCTGTAGTCTCTGGTGAGAAAGAATAATCAGAGGAAAGAAGGGGAGAACTAGAAGTCATTCCGGGGGTAGTTGAGAATTGATCCCCTCCAAAAGAAGGGGTAGTCCCCAATGCATTTGTATCAGTACCCATAGTAGATAATGAGAATGGGTCTGTTCCCGGAGTAGACATTTCACTTCCAGTAAGATTTCCAAGACTAAACCCAGTGCCTTCAGCAGCATCAATTGGAGTTCCTACAGGAGCCGCAGTCTCTCCTAATCCAAATGTTTCAGCTCCACTAGTAGTACCTGCTCCTCCTAATTCGCCAAGTCCTGCTGTAGCTCCTGTAGCACCAAGATCCCCCATCCCAGAAAGAGCATCAGGGGCAAAGTCTGCTCCGCCCTGTGCTGCAAGCATTGCTGCTTGTTCTGTCATTCCACCTGTCCCTGCTTCAGCAGTAGCTCCTACAGCATCCCCTAGTCCTGCCTTAAGAAAACCTCCTATAGCTCCGCCAGCGGCTCCCATAAGAAAGCCTTTACCAAAGGAACCTCCAGTAGCGGCAGCTAATGCTCCACCAGCAATGCCTGCTCCGATAACACCACCAAGTACTCCTACAGTAGTTCCTAACATTGCAGCAGCACCTCCAAGAAGAGTGCCACCAATAGCCGTCCCTGCTAGAGTTGTTCCTACGGCAGTACCAATTGCACCTACAACAACAGCAACCAATGGCATATTATTCTCCTAGTCCCAATGTCTGTTCAAATATTTTCATAGCATTCTCCTTTTGTTCTTTTGTTCTATTTAAGATAATGCCAAAGGATAATTCATCAGCGAATGTACCATCTGGCATTTGATAACTTTGTTTATGTGTTCCTTCATGATCCCATTTACATCTTTTAGCAAGAATCTCTAATTCTGGGAAAGGAGTTCTAGTTTCGAGTTTCTGAATCAAAGTCTTTTCAACAAACATCTTAACTACTTTTTTAATTACCTTTGTGTAATCGAAGATAGAAGTATTAGGACCACGAACAGAATCCATATGCAATACATAAGGAGTTTGGTCTGTAAAGAATAGAATAATCCCTTTTTCATATACAATATAGACTCTTCCTTCTAGACATGCTTCTTTAGTAAATTCTACAATATCTTCTACAGAATGTTTAGTCTCTTTATGGAAACCAAATTGTTCGCGCGGCGTAGCCAGAAGACAATCTGTTACCTCTTTAGGTAACTCCATTCCAAAATATAAATCCATATTTAATTTATGTTGCGGGCGTCTGGGCCGTAAGCACTCCATTAGTAAACGTCATACTTCCTGTAGTACCACCCCCAGTAATAGGGGCAGTAGTAATCGTTACAGATAATCCACTTTGGCTGGCTGCTGTTCCTGCATCAGAAATAGTGGCTAGAGTTTGTGTTCCCGTATGGTTTGCTCTAGCTCTATCCGCAGCATGATAGTGGATAGTAGTATCACCATTATCAGTTAAGTCAGTCCATTGAGTAGCATTAAATGCTGCAATAGCTGTTGCTTGTGTAGAAGTTATATGGTATCTTTCTGTACTAGAACCACCTTGAAGATTAGTTAAATTCTGATGACTTCTATTTACAATATCTGTAATATTAGACCCAGTAAAATCAAGAAGAGTCCATTTAAAAGAAAGTGTTAAGTTATTAATCGCATCTTTAATAGAAATATACCAACTAGCCCAAATAGACTTATCTTGTGTAGTAAGAGGTGGAGGAGGTACTTTAACCCTAGTAACCATACTTAATGATCTCCAATTGAATACGTCATTTCAAGAGCTTCTAGACGGCTAGCTGAGTTATGTGTATATTCAATCTCCCATGCACGTCTTCTAGCTTTACCTGATCTCATAAAATATGGTCTATCTGTAATAGGTAGAGTTTTATCATTAGACCAAGTAACATAGTCATCATCTGACCAACGTAAGATGTAAGCACCAGAAGGAGCATCCCCAATTACAGTAGTTTGATGATAGAATTTATATGAATCAGTATCAAAATCCTGTTTAGCTAATCTAACTCTAGCAGTAATATCTACGTCAAAATCATTATACACTAATGGATCTAATTTGTAAAGTTTACCATTAGAAGTATGTTGAATAACTACAACACCCCCGGCATCACAAAAAGAAACAAAAGGAATCATTCCCCCATTATATTGCCATTCTGTCCATGTATTCTCTTCTACATCATAAACAAAGGTTCTATTTGCTGTGGGAAGATTAATAACAAATAACATGTGTCCTACAATACGAAATCCAAATCCAGTAATATTTGTAGTTGTATCTTCTAGATCAATAAACTTCTCAATATATTCTGTAGAGATTTCCTTAGCATTACTACCATCCATTCTCCATACAGCATGTCCACCCATATCAGATTTACCAATAAAGATTAAGACTTTCTCTGATTGAAGAACAGCATTTTTATTCATACATCCAGTTTGTAGAACAAATGATTCGTATCTATCAAGGGGGGAATTAAAATCTGTAAGTTGGTTAGCTTTTGCTGAGTCATACATAAACTCAGTAGACTGTGTTCCAAAAGCTACAATAAAGTTATTCTGTCTAGCAAGACCTACAATTGGATCTGGATAACTTTCAGCAGAAGCAAAATTAAGAGCACTCCAACTGTAAGGATTAGTTGAATCTGAATTATAGATATCTAAAGAATCTAAATCTGGAAGAAAAATATATCCATCCATAAACTGAGGAGTGGGAATATGTGGAGTAGGAAATCCACCATATTGTCCCATACATTCATATGTAACTCCATCAGCAGATACAGTTTGACCCACTTCAATAGGCCAAGCAGGTTCAGAAATACCAGAAGCTCCATCAGATACAGTTACTTTATACCAGTAACTATTCTCATTGCCTGTAGTTGGAATAACTAGATCTCCTACAGCATAGGCACCAGTCCTCCATCTAAGAGGACCTGTATATGTCCCAGATCTTATCCAAGATACTGTACCATCTCCAGTGTTAGTAGCAGCCCACGTGGGTTGTACAGCCCCTGTAGTACCTCCAACAGTACAAGTGTAATAATATGTATCTAGTACTGTTGGAACAATTCTATCCCCTACTTCATAAATTGTGTTAGAAGCCCATTGTAAATGTTTATTATCTACTCTAGTAATTACATCATTTGAATCAATTGTCCAAGCATCAATTCCATCTGCAATGAATAGTCCTTCCTTACCAAAATCATCCTGATTAGTGTATTCAACTGCCCCACACATTCCAGTAGAAGTAGAAAGTACTTGCTTGGAAGTAGTTCCTTTATACAGAGTATTTCCAAATACTGACCATACTGCTCCATTAAAATACCAAGTACCTCTACCTTCTGCTGCACCTAATACTGGATTAGAATATTCTACAGTTCCCGGACGTTTTACACAGAATAGTTTCTTTGTATCTGTTACTACATTCTTTGATGTCTCAATAAGATAATTAACAAAACGCTGGTCTTTATCTTGGTTTGTTGCTCGTTGTTGGTTATTTCCAGCCAAGGGAATACGAACAGTCTTCTTCGTCATCTGCCCGGCTGTATTTTGCCTTGGTTGAGTTGCCATTAATATTTCCTATAATCTGCGGTAAAGAAGAAACTATTGATGCTTTTTGATGTAGTCAATTGCATTCTTAAGTACCTCAATGTTTTCATTACTAAATCCTAAAAGAGCATTACAATCATTACAAAGTAATTCTCTAACTTCTCCTGTGGTATGATTATGGTCTACTGATAGAGGTTTTACATCACCTGTCTTAGTTATCCTATGCTCTTCTTTTCCACAGATAGCACACCTATTCTTTTGAAATAAAAGTTTTTGAAAGTAATCTTCTGCACTTAATCCATATGTTTTCTGCAAATGATGTTTTCTACATCTAATTAAAATCTTCCCTTTATTCCGTTCATAGTGCTCTTTATTGCGAAGTAATCGTCTTTGATTATCTTCCTCTGATCTATTGGCATATCTATTTCTAGCATACTCACGATCTTTATCAGTTTGTTCTCTTTTAGCCATTAATATTTTCGGTAGTCTGGAGTTAGCCAAAAACTGCCTTCTTCTGTACCAAAACTCAATGCCTCATTCTTAATGAGAATAGCTTCTTGCATTAACTGCTGTCTATCAGTAAGAGAGATTCCATATTCACCAGCTAGACGAGAAGCAAGGCCATACTTCAATGCTTCATACCATTCTTGTGGGAAATCTGGATTATCAGTAGAAGCATCAAAATCTTCAAATGGTTTCTGATAAGTAAACTTAATCTGTTTATAACTTACAGCAGCACTGTTAGCTGGAGGATATACATATAGAACACCATTATCTCTCTGTGGATCATAATAGATCTGGATAGGCATCCCATTAGTAGATTTATTACCTAGACGAAGATATTCATCACGAGTAATAATCCGCATTGGGATATCCACATTAGTTTGTGTATCATGTAGAATGGCCTGTGTAATCTTTAATGGTTTAGGAATATTTACAGTCTCCCCTAATCCAATAGTATAACTCTTGGTGTCAAGAGTAAGAGCAAGAGTGTACTCACTCCTAGCCCATAGAGCCATACCATCAGCTTGCCATGCCTTAACAAGCATATTAAGAGCATCACTAGCTTCAGATACTTGGTCTGCTGAAGGAGTTTCTCCAAGAGCTAAAGCACCACAAAGACGCAAAGCACCTTTAATAATATCATCCCTTGTAATAGAGAAATTAGTGCTATTTGAAGTTGTCATGTTATTTCTTTCTTATGTAGCCAAGGACGGAACACAAAGGTTCTATAACCGCCTACAGGGTTCTTCCAACCATACATCCAGTATAACCTACCAACCACATGCCGATCGTACAGCCACGGCCATCCTCGTGAGTTCTTGACGGATAAAACCTCTTTCCCGAAGTTGGATGCTGGGTTTCGTACTGCTAAAAACCACCATTCATCAAATAAGGTAGGATTAGGGGGCATATGACTATTCCCTATACGACCATATAAATAGTTACCGAACCAAGTAGTCCTCCCATTCCATTTGGTTAAAAGAAGGAAAGGAGTTACTACCATCCCTATAAGCACTATAGGAAGCCAGAGAAACAAGAAGATCAGAGTGCTGAGTATAAACTGTCTAGTTTTCATTTTTTCATCGGTGTAATGTCTGTTGTGGGCATCGTCGCGCATTGTTCCCCCTGTTTATTTTATGATAACACCGCAGCCACTATTGGCCCCGTGCTAGCTGTAACTACATAAACCCTCCCAGCAGGAATTATTGCGGACATTTGCCCGCTGGTGTTAGCCGCTGTTGTTATACTCGCCACAGTAACCCCATCAACGACTAGGGATGCTGTTGTTATGGAGGCCGATCCAGTCACCACACTTAGTCCGATTGCTTTGCTAAGTGAGTTGGTATATGGTGTACCACTAACAATGGTGGCTGAAGCCCAGCTTTGATTAAGACCAACAGGGGAACGAGCATCTACATAGGTTTTAACAGCATTTTGTGTTGCTATCTTTGTATCACTAGTCCCAAGCGTAGTTGTAGTATCTAGTGTTGCTTTAGTAAAAGTATCTGTACCACTACCTACTGGAATTTCATTAATAGCAATAGTTAGCGCAGCTACTCCAGCAAGAGTAGCATCATATGCCTGTACAGTAGTGCCTATAGCAGTAGTAGCAATCTTCTCACTATCAAGTTCATTAAGAGCTGCTTGTACATCAGTTGCAGCAATATTACCGGCAGGAGTATTTGCAATACTTGAAGCAGGAATAATAGCTGCTGCCGGGTTATAGATTGCATCATTTACATCATTAAGCCAAGAGGCTTCAATTAGGGTTTCCCCGTCTACGAACGTAGTGCTCGCCATATCTTATATCCTTCGTTTTTATAAATCACCCGGTAATTGCTTACCAGCAGTTGCACAACCACTAATCCCAATTCCAGCAACCCCAAATCTACTCATAGGAGTACAAGTAAGGGTATTTCCTTGATAAGACACAGAGGTAAAGATATCGGCTGGTCTTGGTCTTTGGAAGGGAACAGTAATCTTATCCTGTCTTACTTTAATGAAGTCTTGACTGTGTCGAAATTCAAAGTCCTTATCACAAACGATAAAGCCATCCCACCTATGCTTAGAGTGTGAAGCCTTAATCTTCTTTCCACAGACATCACAGATAACCCAGTAGTCTCCACTTTTGTAGTTCCAATCCTTACCCATAGGTACTCCAGATTAAAGCAGCGTTAGCTGCGCTAACTATTAGTATGTTTTTATCCATTGTAAAAATCCTGCTCCAAGGAAACCAACAAGAGTTAAGATACTAGACAGTATAAGACTACCTGCAATTTTCTCCTCTATCCGTCTTCGTCGTGCTTTTCGTTCGTGACGCTCTGCGATTAGTTCAGCTATAAACTCATGCTGAGAAGCATGTACTTCTGGATCAATCCAAAAGACATGTCCCCCTTCTTTCATTGCTTGAATTACTGCTTCTGCTATTTCCGCTGCATTTATTGTTGTATTTGGCATAATTCATGTAAAGATGTAAAGTAGTACTTGTTCAAAAAACCCGCTGGGGTGCGTATTGTTAAGTGGCGTGGCGGGTGTTGGTTATCAATACAGCTTCGTGGTGTCAGTCATCAAGACGATGACACGGTTTCCCACGCTGAAGACCCACCAACACGTAATTTGTTCAATGTGGTATCAAAATAGGTATAACCTAGCTTGTAAGTGGCAAGGGTAGTTGCAATCCTGATACCAGCGCCGTTCGGTTTTACAGTGCCAGAAGATACGGATAACGGAACATTGGCGATCACTTCCCCATGCCATTCATTAGTGCCTCCGCCGATTGTCACAGCAGTTGTGCCGCTGTTGTGATACCAGTTCTTAGTAAACAGATACGCCGTGGCAGTTATATTAACTCCGCCTCCCTGTGCACCAGTGCTACAGTTTTCGAGACGAATAGCGGGCGATCCACTTCCACTGAAAGTTACAAGCGATCCAAAACCACCGACTAGGTATCCATTTGAAACAATAGCCGAAGTAACTGCACCATCCAGGCGCAACACATTACCTGCACCAGTAGCAGTCACCCGGTAGTTGTCCAGCAAAATTTGGCCATATGTCGCGCCAGATGACATATCTATAACCGAAGACGAACCTGTGCCAATTATCGATTGAAGATCACGTACTTCAAGCTGCGTAACAGTTGATGTTGCGGCTGCACGAACAATAGCTCCAGCGCCATTTGTGTTTGCGCGAACCCCGTTAACAGTCAACTTGTCAACTATGGCTGCATTGTTGATCTCAACTAACGAACTTCCGGCAGTGAGTGTTTTTGCAGTGGCGTTCTTAATGCTCAATGTGTTTACATGAGTACCTTGCAACGGCTGTGCACCGGACAGGATAAGAACGAATACAGGGGAATCAATGGAGCTTCCATGTAATCCATCAATTTCACATGTTTTTGTCACATACCCATTATTTGCAGTAGAGCCATCAAATTTCACTATTGAATGATTGACATGAAGCGGCTTAACGTTGATTATTCGTACTAGGCTGATATCTCCTTCAATCTGATTTGCTCCAGCGTAGGCAGTCCAACTAGGCACATCACCAGTCGTAATGCCGATAAAGTCATCACCAGTGGTTCCAGTGAGGTTTTCAAACACAGCCTCACCACGCTGGGGGCCGATGATATGCCACCCGTCAGCACCGTTTACGTAGGAGTAGCATGAACCATCCTTGCAATAGGTATCCCGCGTGTTGTTAAGGTTTCTTGAATATTTATAGTTATTGATAACGCGAACACCATATTCTTTATAGTTCGCCATGTTCACCATGTTAATTGCGTGAGCATCTATAGTTCCGGGGGCTGTCTGGTTTGCTTGATCCCAGTCAAATATTCCGCCCTCAATCGTAATGTCATGGTCAACTTTCTTGCCGACAATAGTTCCAGTACAGGGTGAAGTAGCCGAGATGGTTTCAAGGTAATAAGTGAAATGATCGGCGTCCGTTACCGTCGCCACTTTCCACACACCCGCATAGTCGTTCTGCGCCATGCCCAGCACGGTGAAATAGTCGCCAACTGCCAGACCATGTGCAACCCAGTTGACCGTTGCCAAGTCTGCGCTTGAGGTAATCCCGGTGATTGAACTCATTGCTCCGGTGGCGGTACTGTTCTTGACCAGCGAGCAGTTTGAAGAAGGGGCGAGTTTGATCGTGGTATTTGAACCCAAAACAAAGCGGGTATTGGACGGAATGACCAGGGTTGCGTTGACAAGGAAGGTTCCCGGCGTGGTCAGCGTAACCAGCCCGCCAGCAGCTAACGCGGTGTTGATTGCGGTGGCGTTGACGGATGCGGAAGCAGAAGGGGATGCTCCGCTAACTTCACCTGCATCACCTACCCCCACATAAGCCCCGGCAGCAATAGCAGCAGGGCGGTACTTAATTAAATCTGTTAAAAAACTCATTTGTATTCCTTAGCTATATGAAAGAGAAGCACGATTATCCCAGATCTGGTCAAACTTAGACCCACCAGCAGCAAACTGCATAGTAGTTAGTGTACCAACTGCTGTAATTTTTTGTACTCTCCAACCAGCAGTACTAGTAGCAGTTCCAGGAATTGCTTCTCCAATATAGGTAATACCACCAACACCAGTAGCATCAACCAAAGTAGTCAATGCACCATCCCAAATTTTTACGACGTTCATAGCCATTATTCATTACTCCTTTTAGTAGAGCTTTCGCTCGGTATAGACGAGTGTTCTATACGACACAAAAAAAAGAGACAGCCCCAGTGTTTAAATTCTGAAAACTGTCTCTCTAAAGACTTACACTTTATTTCTTATTATTTCTAGTATTGCACTAGAAAATTATAGGGTTTCACCCGGACCAGTAACGAAGTATTCGACCTTAACAACCCAATTACCAGCAGAAGCACCAGTACCAGTTTCAGCATAGATACCATAGACATGCACATCAGAGGTCAGTGGAGTCATCATAGCAGTACCAACTGCCTTACCACCAGCAGGATTATAACCAACCCCAGTAGCAGCAGTCTTAACATCAAAACCAGACATGTATTCAGTAGCAGTAGCACTAGAACCAATACTCAGGGTACCAGTAGTAGTAGCATTAGAAGCCACATTACCAATAACATAAATACCAGTAATGACTGCATACTTTGGAAGAACAAAGAGTTCCTTAGCCGTTGTGTCAGCATAGCTCATAGCAGCCATTTTAACCTGACATTCACGAGGCTTAGGAAAACTCATATTAATTGTAGCCATTTATTTCTCCTTTAGTTAGAAGAAAGAAGCCCCGAAGGGCTTCCCTCTATTTAGACACCAACACTACCATAGAGGCAGCGAGGATCACTCCAACCAAACGAGTAACGGGCCGTAGCCTTATACTTGGCATTTTCCGTATCGAAGTCATTATCCATTTCGAACTGATCACCACGACGCTCAAAATACTTGAGGCCATCAGCAACATCAGTGACGATAGACCATTGATCACTATCCGTGAGGTAGTGGTTAACAGTATACTCAGGGATAACACCCATCGTTTTAATAGCGTTCAGATCGTTATTGTCAGTACCAACACGGCCTTCCGAACCCAAAATACGTTTAGCTTCAAACGCATTAGCAGGAGCGATAACCAGCTTTTTAGGCTTGGCGGCGATCAGCAGACCACGATCATCACGGAAAGCTGCGATGTCGATAAAGGCTTGCTCAAGCGATGCTTCAGACAAGTCAGCAGCAGTAGTAGGCATGTTGCTCCACGAACCACCAGCGACGTTCGGGTGATCAGAAGCCAACAGAGTTTTACCGTCACCACCAGTGTAACCAGAGGTAGTCGCACGGTTAAATACGTTAGCAGCAATGATCTCTTTGGTATGCTTCATAGAACGAGCAAGGGCATTAGCCTTACGCTTACCAACTTGATCATACTGGTCATCTTCGTAGATCTCACGAGTGATGATAAAGCCCAGAGCATACACGACATGGTTGTAACGAGTCGTGAAGCCCTGACGTTCCGTATCATAAGAGATAGGACTACCTTCAGACTTAACACCAGCAAGGCCAAACGAACTCAGGCCGACATCTTCTTCATAAGCCTTCGAGGACTTATTAATTTCAAAACCAAGAGATTTCCACTCTTCAGGGTAGTCATTATATGCTTTACCATAGATAGCATTGATACCGGGCCACAACAGCTTGGCAAATGACGACGAGGTGATAATTCCACTCATTTATTATTCTCCTAATTAAGCGATACCAGTATTGCCGACGCTGCGGTACTGGTGACGGTTGAAAGTTACGATCATCTTGGCAGATGCACCAACTTCATTATCAGGAGACTGTTTAAAGGACCGGACATTAAAGTTCAAAGTAGACGTAGTAGCCTTAGTGCTCATATCAATGGTAGCAGCAGAGAGTGCTGTAGTAGCATCACGCGAACCATTAGCATGACTTGCATTCAGACCCAGATCAGCAGCGACAGGGGTAGCAGCAGATGCTTCTACTTCCATAACCACGTCAGGATCTACGTTAACAAGAACATAACCAGAGCCAGAAGCTGCGATTTGTTGCGAAGTTGGGGTATCAAGAACAATACCACCAGTAGTCATCTTACCATTAGGCAAGAGCTTGGGGTTGACGATACCAACAACAACACCAACCGGGACATCGGTTGCACCACACAGATCACAACCTGCAATACCACCAGCATCACCGGCAGAAGCAAGCTTGACAATGTCGCCAGCCAAAATCTCATCAGCAGCCGAAGCCACATAGAACAATTCAACTCGACTAGAAGCAGGGCTACCATGAGCAGCACCTACGATAGTAAAGCCTTTAATACGCGAAGTATTAGCCATAAAAAACCTCCAAATAAAAATAATTGTTTGTTCCTACAAGGAGGTATTGGAATTTATTCAATTTTTAGTTTTCCATAAAAACCGGAGTCCTTAGCATCTTTCTTCATAGTAGCTTCAAGCTCGTCGTTACGAGCATTCTTGGCTTTCTGGTCTTCATCAAAGAACTCTTGCTTTTGTCGCATGACATAGGCTTGAACTCCTTGACCAACAGATACTTTAACAGGACTACCTTCTTGTGTAGGGTTTGCAATACGCTTGTCACCAACTGTAACACCTTTGTCGGTAACAATTTCATAACCCATCTCTTGTAGAGATTGGATTCGATCATCAACATCATTGACGATCCGATATACATAGCCCTCTTCTTGGCCTCGCACATTCAAACGGTTACGTGTGCCGTTAATTGGAGTGCGTCGTGTTCTTGTAGTTTCAGGTTTAGCCATCTTAGTTAGCCCCTCTCATTGCCTTAACTTCTTTGTTTAGATATTTCTTTGCGTTCTCTAAAAGAACTTCACTGTCCCTAAGTAATCCTAAAGCCATATTACATCTTTTACAGAGTAGTCCTCGTACTTTTCCTGTAATATGGTCATGGTCTACTGATAAATTACAAATTAGATTTGTTTTTCTATGTACATGAGTTTCAGGAGATTTACATATTGCGCAAACTCCTTGTTGTTCCTCAAATAGTTTAATGTACTCTTTTTCAGAAATACCATAAATTTTTTGTAGTTGATAATTTCTATCTAATTGTCTATCTCTACTTCTTAAATAAGAAGCTTTATTTACGCAATTACTTGAACAATATTTATGTTGATACCAAGTAGGAGAAAATAAAGTAGAACATACTGGACAAGTTCTATTCTCTAATTGTTTCTTTTGTTTCTTAGGCATATTTAAGAAGACCGCATTCTTTTAACCTCAGAAATGTATTCTTCCTTAGTCATAACACCATTGCGTACAAAGGTATTCATAACTCTGGCTTCCTCTTCTGTTAGAGTAAAATTGTCTCTTGACGAACCTTGTCTATTACCACTTCCGCTCTCAACTCCAGTAGGTTTATTCCTATTAGGGTTAGTAAACTTTTCTGGATATGCCTTTTTAATTTTTTTAGTTACATATTCGAGAACTTCTTGTGGTGTTTTATCTGTATTGTTACGAGCATACGCTTCACCAAAGGCGTCTGCATCTGCTCTCATTTCACTGTCTGATTCATACCACTTATTATCTGATACCCAAGATTGAAAAGCTGGATGTGATTCAGGAGTATCATCGACTTGCTCTTGTTGTTTCTGGGCTTTTTGTGTCTCCCGTACTTCAGCAATTTTATCGTCTAATTCTAGAATCTTATCTACATCACCACTTTCGTAGGCTTGTTTCTTTTGCTGCTTAAGAAATTCAACTGCCTTTTTGAATTCTGTTTCTTTGACTTTAGCATGATGCTCTTTAAGCATTGCAATAGTCTTATCAGAATCCTTTAGTTTCTTACCTAGTTGCTCAATGCGGTCAATCAGTTCGCCTTTAGCCACAAAGGTCTCTGCGCTGACCCATTTAGAACTGTCCCCTTCAAACTCTTCTTTTGGTTTCCAGCCTTGCTCACGAGCACGATCTTCAATTGTAGAAGAGCTAGATTGTTCACCACCTTTCTCAAGTTGTTCAGTTTGTTCTCCGGGAATAGTCTCACCGGGAACCATCGTACCTGCATTCTGTTGATTTTCTTCAGCCATCTTTAGGCATCCTCTTCTGTAATTACTGCTAAAATATCTACATCATTTAAAATAAGGTACTTGATACCCTTATGTTCTATAGTCTTGCCTGCGTACTTCGCAAAAGAAACTAAATCTCCTTCTGAAAGAATAGAAGCATCTCTACCATAGTCTTTAAAACAGGTAGGACCAATTGAGATCACTGTGCCTAATTCAACGGCAGCCTGTTCACGCTTATCTAGTTCAATATGGATTCCAGCAGCTTTCGCTCTTTTAATAAGTTCATCTGCCTCTTCTACTTTACTAGGTAAAACTAATACTGTATGTAGCAATAATTTAATCACTTGATTCAAATTCCTCTAAGTATTTTACTGCATTTCTTAGCAGTATTACGTTATCTTTCATATGGCCTATGCCTATATTGCAATGGTTACACAATAGACCTCTTACTCTACCTGTAGTATGGCAATGATCTACTCTTGCTACATCTAGTGACGCTGCTTTATTATTAGAATAAAGTTCTAAATGTTTGCCACAAATAGCGCAAGATCCTTTTTGCTCTGAATATAGTTGCTCAAGCTGTTGTAAAGAAATTCCATAGTTTTGCTTTATACTGCGTTCTCTATTTTTTTCAGGATTTGCTTTATAATAAGCATCTCTAACAGCATTTAAACACTTCTTACAAGAGGCAGTAAAACCATCCTTAGTTCCTTTATTCTTTCTAAAGAGAGTTAGTTCTTTTGTCTCTTTACAAGAATAACAAACTTTAGTCATTCGTCAATGTCCTCAACTGTAATTTGCAGCATTTCTGCGTATGCCTTAATCATGCCTCGTACATAGCTATCAAAGATTGGATCGAGACCAGCCTGCCCTGCTAGGGTGTTCTTGCCGTCTTCAATTCGCATTTCACACGCTTCAAAGACTGCTTGTGTAATTGGCTCTGATTTCCAGAGGTAGAAGTCATCTTTTGAAATACTCATTATAATATCTCCATTATAAACTTGTTGCTCTTTCGGGCATTTTCACTTTTACTGAGTAATTGTAAATTATCCCAAACGTGTAATCCACATACATCTGGATGCTGTAAAGGAATAATATGATCTACTTCTAAACCAAAATATTGTGCCTCTTTATATACAGCTAATATATCACTTGTGTTAGCCCAAACAGGCTGTGCGCGCCGCACCTTTCTTCTTCTTAGTGAAAAGTAAGAGGCTAATTTAGGCTTATTTGCCTGTCTATATGAGTAACAAATCTTCTTGTACTGCTCTTGGTTATTCTCCAACCATTTCTTTTGAGAAAACCTAACTTTTTCTTTATTCGTTTTTGCCCATTGTTTTTTGTACTTAGAAATAGATTCTTTCAAGTCTATTGCTCTACATTTTGGACTACAGTATTGTTGATTAGGGCGAAACTTACTTAAAATAAAAGTTGTACAGCAGAATTTACATTTCTCCTGCTTGCTCACTTAGTTTCTTTACCTTTCTTAGTAGGTTGTTGTTTCATCTTTTGTGCATGAGACTCTGCGTTTTGTTGCATTGCTTGCCCATGCTTTTGTGCTGCTGTTGATGCTTGGATCATTCCTTCAAGTTCTTTGAATTTTAGATCCAGTTCTTTTGCTGCGGCAGTTAGTCTAGCTTTATCTTCTTCCGCTGCATTCTTAATTTGTGCTTGGGCATCTGCTAACATCATCTTGTGTTGGCCTTGTGCCTGTGAGAGATCCATCTTTTGTTGCATCTCTTGCATCTTCATTCCGTGTGCTTCTTGCTGCATCTGTCCTTGTTGCTGCATTAACTGGGCCTTTGGATCAGGTTGCTGTTGTGGTTGCTGAATAACGAACTGCTGTGCATTAGGAATCTCAAAAGCCTCTAGAAGATATGCAGTAACTTGCATAGGATCTAGTGTACCAAGAGACATAAGTTGCATAAGGTTTTGTGCCTTGGTCAACTTCTCCTGTGCCATTGTAGCCTGTGGATCAGCAGCAGGTACAATATCATTCTCAGGGCCAGCATAATCACTTTGTTCAATCTGCTCGTCGATAACCTCAATATATTGCTGTGGATTGAGATAACGATAATTCAGTTTGTAAAGTTTACGATACTCTTTAGTAAGGGCACGGAAGATACGCTTATAAACAGCCGTAAACACCTTCATGCCCTGCTCAATAGTCGCCATAGTGGTCGTAGCGGGCGTATTCTGTCCCGGCATTTTACCTACAAAGATCTCAGCTACAGAGGCCAGTTCTTTACCTGATTGAAGGAGGAACTGAAGTAGATTCATTAGAACTGGACTAGGTTCTTTGGTAGGAAGTGGGAAGATCTGTTTCTTAATATCATCCCCAGTAGCATTTACTGCTTTCCATTCTCCCGGAGTAAAGGTATTCTCCCCCATTCTAATACGAAGACCCTTACCGATGAAGCCACTCTGTAGGTTATTTAGAGTACCAGCATCAATCAGTTGGTTTACAAGAGTATCAGCACTCGCGTTAATGGAGCCAAGCAGGCGACCAAAGCCGATGTCATAGAAACCCCCATCTGGGTTAGGTACAAAGCTAAACTTAGTGTAGTGTTCAAAAGGAGTAATCTTGACAACCTTTTGTTTGTCATCCATAACCACGTCATCGCTTTGATATCGTGGAGTGATGCGGAGAACTTCTTTACTTTGCTTCTCAATAAGGATAACATATGGTTCTGCATAACCATCTTCATCTAGATCAAGGAATCCATGCTGTTCCAATAGTATATATGGAGTTGTTTCATCTTGATCTGGGTTTACAAACCCTTGTCTATCCTGCCTTTGCTCATCAGTGCTGTCAATTACTGGATCAGGTAGCTTACAATCCCTATAAATCCCTTGTAGTTGGCGTTCTTTTAGTTTCCGTTTGGAAATGGGGATGATTTCTGTCTTACGTTCAGCTTCTTCTAGGCTTTTTGCCCAGTAATTCACTACTAAATCAGTAGGAAAGACTAGTTTAGAGCAATTACGTTGAAGAGAACTATCCCAATAGGTCTTTTTGAAGGCTGTTCCAGTGATAGGAAGGACTAAAAGTAGTCTATCCATATCCTCTTCCCAGTCTTCCATCTCCTCAGTCACCTGATAAGACATATGGACACTAACTCTACGCGCTCTTTCGGCTTTCAACCCTTGCGGATCTGCCCCAATAGCGCGGCATTTGACCACTTTGTTGTCCGCAGGAACAAGAGAGGGATACGCACGAGCATTAAACTGCATTGCAGCAGTGGAGAGAAGAGGATACTTTACATTAGAAGCACCTTTCCAAGGAAATGTCTTCTCGTCTACAATTTGTAAAGCTAGTTTAGTCCATTTCTCAAGATCTTTTTCCCAAACAGAACGGGATTTAAGATCAGATTCATAACCATCAAAGACAGTTGTACCGATCTTCTTTAGATCTTCTTCTTTTAGATCGTCTGCAATATTGTTAGAATCAATTAGATTAGTTAGTTTCATCAGTATCCCGTCACGGCGGAGCGGCCTTGGTGGCGATCTCCTGTTTCATTCAATTCTTCTTGATATCTTTCTTCTTCAGCTTCCTCTTCAGTAGGAGCTTCAATGATCTTATCAATCAAAAGACCAAGGTAGGAAAGAGCATCTACTTGGTCATCATGTCTCCCTCGTGGGAAGTTTAGAGCCTCGTCTTCTAGATCTTGATACCAATCAGCACCTTTATCAAACTTAACCCCTCCAGCTCGCATACGAGCACGTATGCTCTGTGCTCTACTGAGTTTATCTGTCTTATGTGGTTTCATCATTACTAGATTGATGAAGGTGTTACTCTCAATCATTGCTCTATTGATATAGGGACCAAGGGATTTACTCACTTGCATCTCTTCAATACCAAAGGCAATTGGGTTGTAAACCTTTTGAAGACCAATCATTGTGTTGACAATCTCTTCACCATCCATCCGTGCTCGAATTACGTTACGGATGTGTAGAATCCCGGCTTCGTCCATTCCCCCGACTTTGAATACTGTGTAGTCAGCTCTATCCTTGTCGGAGATAGCAAAGTCACCAGTAATGTAATAGTTAAGAAGCTTCTTTTTATCCTCTGCTGTTTCGGGGAGAAAATCAGACCGTTTAAAGAACGCAGTACTCTCATCAATTGGAATGTTAAGAAACTCCTGAGAATACTTATCTGATAGACCACGTTGCGCATATTCATCCTTAACCTGTTTAAGTTTATCTTTATCCCATCTATCAGGCCATAGGATGTGTTTGAAATCATCGCTATGCGCTCTGTATTTAACACTATGCCAGAACCCCGCATACTTCTCTTTGTACATCTTAAGAGGTTCTTCAACAACATAGATACCTCCCTGCTTTGGCATAAGCTGTTCAAGCATACTGTCTTGGTGGAGAATGGTTCCTACGTAGCGGATAATACCATTCTCAGACAGAGCAGGGATAAGAGCACCGTAGAACCAACGACGGAACTTATCTCTCCGCTCTTTATTCATTACCTGCTCATCGCTCTCCATATCATCAAGAACCATAATGTCAGGACGTTTACCATTCCAGAGTAGACCCCGAAGTTTCTGCTCCGAGCCTTTAGCAATGATACGGAACTTGTGCCCATCTTCTGTTGCTACGATAATGTCTGTCTCTGTTTCCTTTTCAAACTCAACGATACCTTTCTCGTTACGCTTGATGTGGAACAGGTTAATAATATCTTCGTTCTCTTGAAGAGTCTGCTTAATCTGTCCAAGGAACATACTGGCTTGGAATTCAGAGTCAGATACAATGACGCCGAATGAGCGTTCTCTAAATAGGAAGGCAGCTAATGTATAAGAGAGTGTAATGCTAGTAGATTTAGCATGTCCACGGGGGGCAGCAATAGCAACATACCTAGCATCAGAGCAACACAGTTCCCACATCTCTTCATGGAAGGGTGGAATAGCCTTAGAACCGTCGAACCCTTTCACCAAACAGCTCCCCACAAGTCCTTTAACCAAATCTTTTGTGAGTAGCTTATCTGCCATTCTTATCTACCTCTTTTAAACATCTTGGCGAGTCCGCCATTGGCTATTGGTTTCTGCTTTCGCTTTGCTTCTTTCTCAAGGTTAGTCTTTGCAGACACAACCCGAACATTACTCTTATCTTTAGATCCACCAGAAACAAGTTCTTTCTTATGGTCTGCCTGTCTGGGGTCTCCTACCTTAAGTCCTGCCTCAGATCTAGCTTTGTTCCTCGCAGCACGATCCTTGACACGAGTAGGTTTCTTTTTCTTTTCCCAAGCCAGTTCACGGTCGTACTGGCGGACGCCGTTCTTCTGAAAAGGCATTATTTAATCTTAGCTACAGCAGCATCATAAGCTGATTTAAGAGCAGCTAGTTTAGCTTCATACTCTTTCTTAAGAACGCCAGATTTGTAATCTTTGTATAACGAAGTGCCAATCATTGTGAAAATAAAGACTGCACCAGCTAGAATAATCAATTCACCAACCATTTACGTTTCCTTTTCAAAAGTTATTTCTTGTCCAAGTTGTTCAAAGACTTCTTCAGCCTCTCCTTCAACAACTGTTTTTACATCATCAACATCTTTATGCTCTTTACCAGTAGCAAACTTTGAGAACTCACGAGCAAGCATTACAAGATGATCTGCGGTAATGGCTTGCTTCTGTTCTTCCTTGCCCTTCTGCACTTTGGCAAGAAGGGTCTTCTTATCAATCATATCACCAGCTACTTTCTGTACGTCGCGTAGCTTGGCAGGGACTCGTCTGATCTCCCCCGTCCGGGGGTCATACATATACTCCCCATTCTCAATACGATCTACAACAGCATCCAGAGCCTTGTCCATCACTTTTGTAAGTTTGGCATCAAGCTGAATGTTCTCACTATCCTTGATCTCCTGCATCTTCTCCTTCCACCAGTCCTGCTTACGCCAAGTGTTGATGGTCTGTTCTGGGATCTTTGTGATAGCTGCTGTATATGCCTGACTACCTGTGGCAAGGAAGGTGGTAAGGGCTTTCATACGATAGCTCTCCGGCCACGTACCTCTTTCCCCCGTCCCTGTCTTTGGGTCAAATGCTTTTGTCTTCTTGTTGCGAATATAAACGAGTCTTCCCGTAGAGCTATCCTTCTTTCTTTAAATGGAGCCGGATACACGGAATCGAACCTGTAACCTGATGCTTACAATGCACCAGCTCTGCCACTGAGCTAATCCGGCGATGTGGGTGAGGCCAATTTGTTACACGCGCAGCCTCTCCGCTGTGTTTTAGGTACGAGGGAGGTTTCCCTCTACGTGCCTTCAGTCCCGTAGGACTCCTATCTTTATTCCCAAGGAAGAGCTTCTTGTTTCACCTTGAGATCTTCTTTAAGATCCTCAATACGAAGCCTTACTTCCTTTGGTTTCTTTACTTCTTTAATATACTCATCTGCATTAGCATAGAAGTTGTGCAGATTTGACTGCTTCATTAGATCGTCTGTAGTGAGGCCAAGTTCTTGTCGGTCTGTACTAGACCAGAACTTATCTCCATTATCTAACCAAATACCAATATTCTCGTAACTAACTGAACTCATATGTTGTATCTCCAAAACTACATTATAGCATCTTTTATCCCTTTGTCAAGCATTTTTTAAAAATAAATTTTATTTCAGATTTCTCTTGACTTTGGATAGTTATATGCTATAATGTTTTCTTGTGGGGGTACGAAATGATTCCTTCTCCTAACTAGGAAATCTCATGGATGAAAAGAAACAAGCAGCACTTGAGTATCTGATTCATCGTAAGCTGCTTACAGCAGATGAGTTTAAGTCTCTCAAACCGCATGAAATCTTTAAGGCTGTAAAGGCTAAAAGAAAGCATCAACTGAAAGAGCTAGAATTACTAGCTACTAAAGCACTAGTTGGACAAATCTAAGTTATACCAATATAAATTATCTCTTTTTGGACGCCGCGTAATAACCGGCTAGGGTTCAGAGATAATACCTGCTACACCTGCATGGCCTCAGACAAGATTAACAATCCCTGATGTAAGTTCCATGCGTGGTATCCTGAAGGTTTGAAATCAGGATGAGAACGGATGACGGGTGATATAAGTCGCGTCTAGCGACGCTTCGCTCTGATCTGGACTAGGTTAGTCTACCTCTATAGAGTTCTTCTTAAATGTGGAGATATATAGGGTTAGTCTAACTACGTCTGGAATCAGGGTGATCTATATATAGAATATAAGAAGCATGGAAGAGCTGCGGGATGTGCTACCAAGCACAAGGGCAAGGCCCGTTCCCGCCAGTTTGTTCCAGTACCCTACCCTTATTTCTAAAAATATATATTAGCGTAGTAAACCCATAGTCTCACTAATATAAACAAACAGCTTTTCCCCCCACCCCCTCTCAGTCCTACCTATCTCTTCTCCCTCTATCTTCTTCTATCTCCTGCTATCTTACCTGATAATACAATATCTATATGTAGTATTTATTTGTTTGTCTTCTCCTCACCCTACTTGACCGGTCGGTCTAGTCATCATACACATCAATGGGATACACAATGTCATCTCAATCCTAGCCCTTTAATTCTTCACTCCCTTATCTACCTACCTATTTCTATTTATCTCTTCTCACAATGGCTGTAATACAGCCTAAACACCACATCCCTCTCGCCTATCGGCTCGGCTACCACGTCAGCACGACGCGGGGCCGCTCCTTCGTCGCTTGCTACCCGCTGTGCTTCCTTATCTGGTATCTACTACTGAAAGTCCAATGGTCTCAAAGCTACGAGAATTATCAAGAGTACATCTCCTTAGATCTCCTTTCATCTTCTTCTAACTCCTAGCTTCTACCTATTTACTTACTGCTCATCTAGCGCAGATGTCCCGCCTTCGGCGGCTGCGCTCTTGACAATCCTCTTCGCCCTTTGAGCTATGCGACTTGCAGTAGCAGAAAGCTGCTGCTCTTTCAATTAAAGGAGCTACATCATGGAACTAATCTTCACAGCTTTTCTCTTTTTTGTTTGTATTGATCTTCTAATCCTTCTCGCTTTTGGATTAGTTATGGGTATTGAGAAGTATAATGAATGGAGATCTAAATGAAAGCATATCCTAAACACATCCGCTTTAACAGGTGGGCTCGCTCACCGCTTCGCTGATTCACATTGATGGGAGGCATCGCATCTGCACTAATGTACATTCAAACCACACAGACAACGTGCATCTACAAACAACGGTAACTGTTCTACTGATAAGGTCGGTCATGCAC